TTCTAATTTAGAACTTTCCGCTTGACCCCAATGTTCTAATATGGAACTATGTCCCTATCGGCAGGCTTCCCCCCGGTCGCCTGCCGATCTCTCAAAACCCCAGACCCTGCCCATAAAGCTCGGTCTGGGTCCACTAAGGGATAAAGGGTCAAGGGACATGAAGATCTACGGAATTCTCACCCGCTACGGAGACTATTTCGAAGTCTCAGCAGCCAGCATCGACGATGCGCGCGCTGATGCAGAAGACATGATCGCTGTAGACGGACAGGTTGGCGACAGCGTTCACCAAGTCCATTCAGTCGCTAATCCGATCCAGGCCATCCGTGACGACCTTGCGGAGATCATGGCGTCATGAAGATCAAATCCATCATCAGCCGCAACCGCCGCGACTTCACCGCGATCTACGAATGCGAGCACTGCGCTCATGAGCACAAGGGCTACGGCTACGACGACGCCCATTTTCACAAGAACGTCATCCCCGAGATGGAATGCGAGAAATGCGGAAAAACGGCGTCTGCTGATTATCTCCCGCTCGCAACGAAATATCCAGCGGGAATGTCGGTATGAGCGACGTTGCAAAAGTGCTCATTTCCGATCGCGTTTTGACTGTGCCAGTTGGCGACGGAACGGCACAAATGGCCGTACCTCGCAGCGATTGGCTCTGGTCTCTACGTTATGGCCGAGACACCAGCAAGCCGCCGATCAGTGATGATCGAATGATGGCGGCGACTGCTCTTGAGAGCTTTCGCTACCTCATTATGGAGTGTCCGAAAGAGGATGCTTGGGCGCGCATTAAACAGATGCGCGCTGCCATTCTTGAGCACGATAAAGCCAGATGCTGAATAACCGGAACTCTCCTCCCACAAGCAGAGAGAGCAACTGCAAGCCCCAGCCACCGTGTAGCCAAACTAGGCTGGGGCTTTTTTAAACAGAGGACTGAGCAAATGCATTTTGAAGATTTCAGCTTAAAGAACCGCCGTCGCTGCGAAAGCCCGAGTGGCTTTAACCACGCCCTCGATAGTTGGTCACTGTCTGACTGGATGACAGCGACGGTCGGTGAATTGGGCGAGGCAGCAAACATCGCCAAGAAACTGAACCGTGTACGCGACGGTATTCCCGGCAATAGCGAGACCGCAGAAGAACTGCAGGCTTCATTAGCCGACGAGATCGCCGACGCTTTCATCTACCTCGATCTGCTCGCGCAATCCCAAGGCATCAACTTGCAGGATGCTGTGCTGCGCAAGTTCCAGAAGACATCCGCCAAGATTGGTTATGAGGACTGATTAAATGTTTTCCAGATTTGGCGATACCTTGAAACCATGCCCGTTCTGCGGCGGTGAAGCAGCCTTCAACGAAGATCCCCACCCTGAATGTGAGGGATTCTGGATCAACTGTACACAGTGCAAGGCATCGACAGGCACCCATTACGAGCATGTAGAGGACATGGTTTCAGCGTGGAACCTCCGCAATCCAATTGCTGTGATTACCCCGCTTCCGCCTCTCGTGAACGCGCTCAACGAGCGAGACCTTTTTATCAATCCTCCCTTGCTAAGGCAAGCCGCCGACGAAATCGACTGCGACGGTTCCTGTGAGCACATCTGGCACGAAGGGGACACGAACGCATCCGGCTGCAAAAGATCCGAGAACGGAGAGTATTGCCCGAACGATGTCGCTGAGACGCTTCGCGCTCTCGCCAAAGTCGCTGAATCCTATTTCCCCACGGAGCACTCCCAATGAACATTTCTGCACCGAGAGAAGATGTCTCCTCCCACGTTGATGCCTCTCGGGCAGAAGCGGGCCAGCCAGCCTCTCAGGATAAAAGAAAGCGGCTGGCCCGCAACCTTCGCATTGCCCGCACCTGGGGCTTTGCTTCGATGGTGGTTTGCGTGGTGGCGCTGCCGATCAATCTCAACAGCCTCGGCGCTGTCGTGTTCGGCTTGTTCATCGTGCTCGGCATCGCGCTTCTGGGCAGCGTGGCGGAAGATTACCGCAAGACGCTGGAAAGCGCAGCCGCATTGATCGACACACAGCAGAAAACAATATCGCAGCTCGAAATTCAGAACACCGATCTTTTAATCGAAAAGTTTCGCCTTCTCCGCCTGCGGGGAAACACTGACCAAGCGGCTAACAAAGAGTCAGGCGGTGTTGAGAAGGTAGCGGCGGCGGGCTTGACCTCCGAACGGTATGAGTCCGCTGCCGTGTTTAATTTCCCGAATGGAGGCGAGTGATGCACCCGCTCTGTGACGAATTCAAAGACGGAACCTGCGTATGGTGCGGCCACGTCGGCGCAGTGTATGCGGACAGTTCTCTCTGCGAAGATTGTGACGGCGATATGATCCATTGCGCGATTTGCAATGAAGATCAGCATGTTGACAGTTCATGCCGTCATGTCTTCCGCGACGAAAATTTCGAATGGACAGGTAGCGGTGGCTACCCGCCGAGCGATGATGTCAAAAAATCGTTTATCCGTCTGATCGCCAGCATGCCCGAAGGCTTTTCACCCGATCTACGGCAAGCCATCGCTGCTGAAAAGTTCCACACATGGCTCATTGCGCCGATTATCGGTACCGGCGGACTTCTGTCACTCCACGGCACAGCAAACAATCGCGAATGGGGTAAGCAACTTCTTACCTTTGGTGAAAGCGATCAAGCTGAACTTTACGCTGACGGCTTCTACTGGCTGGCCTCGCTGTATCACGACATAACGCCCGAAGCCAACCGGATCACCATCGGCTGGATCGACGAGTTCGTCAACTCAACCGCCGCTGTTCCTTTCACCAAGACAGATGGAGCGGCTTAGCAATGAGCAGATCTGACGAAATCCCGTTCGATGCCGGCCCTGACTTCGATTTATCCGCTCAGTGCACTGAAGCACGGAGAGAGCTTCGAAGGGTGGCGCTTGATAATCCAGAGCTTCTCGGCTTGATCGCAACCGCGATCACATACAGCGAGCACGAAGCGATCAGGCTGGAGCGCGCTCGGCTTCGCCAGGAACTGCAACACGATCATTTCGATGTGATGTGGGATTCTCTGCGGTCGGAAAAATTTGTGAAGATCGCCCGGCGAATTTCTCTCCACGATGCCCGTCAATTCTTCAAGGCCATGCGCCAGACGCTCGTTGAAGCAGCAGGGCTTACACTGAAGGAACGCGACCAATGACCGACCGCTGCGTCTGCGTCTCCCCTGACGCCTACGAATGCCATGCACACCGCTACGGCATAGACGAGCAGGATCTAGCTGCCATCGAGATGGATGGCGGGCCTTGTGAGTGCAAGTGCCATCAGAGCGAGGAGGAAGACGATGAGTGAATTCGAAAACGCAACGCCGCGCCCTTGGACGCTAGGCGACGAAATCGAACTTCGACCTGAAGGTATCCAAGTCTTCGCTTGGCAAGGCCCTATCCGGGTGTGTCCCGCAACCACGTCAAGCATTGACGACGCTCGGCTTATAGTCCGCGCCGTAAATGCATTTGAGCCGCTGACCGAGGCCGTCACCAATCTATTGAGCCTCGTTTGCGCTCACACCGGCCCGGACGACGCTATCGCCAATGCTGCGATTGAGCAAGCTGAAGCAGCACTGACCAAAGCAAGGGGCGAGCAATGAGAACCCCATCCGTAGAAGCCTACATCAGTTTAGACGGCGACGGCTACACGATCTCCGGCAATGGGGGAATGTTCCCCTGCGATCTGTACGCGGATGTTGCGCCGGGAATGATGCCGGGAGATTTCGAAATTCTCAGCGTCCGCGTCGGTTCTGAGCACGTGACGTTTACCGAAACGCTCACCGGCGACAGGTTCGACGAAGCCAAACTCATTCTCGTCGCCGATCGCGACTGGTGCGAATGGGCGGAAGAACAGGGCGGCGCTACGGATGAAAGTCGGCGTCCTGCTGGCGGTGATGCCGGGTCCAGATGGACCGATGCAGGCGCGCGGATATGACAGTACTCGACCGCATAAACCTCTACACCCTACGCAGGTTCGACATGATCGACACTGAGAAGTTCAACCGTCTGCACGCACAGCAGAACGCAGGTGACCGGATCGAGAGCGCTCAGTCCGATTGGACGGACCCGAACTCGAACACATGGCGCGGGCTGCGATTGGCGCAGCGGACACGCATCGCCGCCGCAATGAAGCATCTGCTTTCAACCGGCACGCTCAACAGAGCCGACATTCAGCGTATCGGGGAAGTCAGCGTACCGCAAGCATCGATAGACATCAGCGTGATCCAGAAGCGGACGAGCGCGCTGGCTTATGACCGCCATAGCAAAACCTACCGGCTGGTCGAGGCGATGAAAGAGGCTGCAAATGACAAGTGACGCTTTCTCACAAGCGTGGGGCTTGGCCGAACCCATGATCGATGAATATACCACGCTCACGGACAATCAGAAAGCCGCCGTCGATGAGATGGTTCGCATTTCACGGCAGGGTCGATTGCCAGTGAGACGGATATTCCCCGATCTTGAAGCGGAGGCCTACGCTTACCCGCATCCAGGCCACGGCATTGCATGGGGCTTGGACCATCTGAACGGCATCAATTTCAAGCGGGGGATCGTGGAATGACCGCTGACACTCTCCTGGACCTTGCTCACGAGCGCATCAACGCCCTTGGCGGTTGGTACGACAAAGAAGACGCCTACGACCGAGGCTATCACGATGCGATCCAGCAAGCACTGGATATCATCGAAGACGTTGGCGGGAAAGACCCGCTAGCGCTGCGAGCTGAAATCGCTGGGTTGCGCGAGCGAATTCGCGGCTGGACAGACATGATCAAGAATTGCTCCGGCGTTCCCAATAATCCCGACAGCCTGGTGAGAATGCTTCAGTACGAGATGTGCGCGGCTATTGGATTGGAGTCCTCCGATGACTGACCTCACCCAGCTCATAGAGAGGCTACGCGCGACAGCGGAACACAGGGCCGGGACGGATAACCGTCTGTCGTTGCCGGAAGAATTCATTGAATCGGAAGCTGCCGCCGCTATCACCGATCTTCAAGCTCAACTCCGCATAGCAGAGAAGCGCGCGGAAGACGCTGAAGCACGGAATGATTTCCTGATCACAGAACTGGATATTCTCAGAGAGAAGGCGAGGCAGTCATGATCACGCGCATGTTGCTCGACGAAATGTCGAAGGATCTATTCGCGAAGACCGAAGACAAGCTTCGCAATGCAATCGAGGAATTCGTCGAGGATTGTCAGCGCCGCGAAGGCTACATGCCAGCATGCGCAACCGTCTTGCGCATCATAGCCGACGAACTGGCCGATAGGTTTCCTGACGACACTAACGGAGGATTCAGGTCATGACGCAAGCTGACAATTACGTTTTCTGGCGCGGCGCGCTCAAGGAAGATTACCCCTATCCGATGCAGGACGGCAAGTTCGAATGTGGCTTCTGGCGCACGAAGAACCGGGACAAATCATGGTCTGCCGTTGCGATCTGGAAAGACGGCGAAGACCTGAAAATACTGGTCAACAACACGCTTGTCGAGCCGGAGAAATTCGCGCAGCGGTGGAACTTCACGTGGCAAAGTCCAGTCACGAAAGAGGCTTACGACGAGTTCCGCCAGACGGGGCTGTGGCCGGGCGAAGTCGCCGGGATCGGTGACAACGCGCCGCCGGATGAATTCGTTCTTCTGAAAGAGAACATCAACGATCAGGCTGAGCAAGCCCTGAATTGGTTGCGCCAGATTCAAGATTTCAAATCGGAAAGAGACGCAAGCACAGCCGCGAACTATCGCGACAGCCTCAACAAGCTGAAGAAGGCCGCCGACGACCGTCGCAAGGAAGAGAAAGACCCGCTCGCCAAACAGGTCAAAGAAATCGACGCAAAATACAAGCCGATCGTCGAGACGGCGGAGCGCGCAGCCAACTTGCTCCGGGACGCACTCACGCGTTTCATGCGCTGGAAAGACGCTGAAGAGCGGAAGCGCATTGAGGCTGAGCGCAAAAAGGCTGAAGCGCTGCGCGCCCAGCAGGAAGCCGAACGCCGCGCGCTGGAAGATCAGGACATCGCGCTTGCCGCGCTGGAGCCACCGCCCGCGCCGACCCCGGAGCCAGAAGCGCCGCGCCCGATCCGCGTTGGTGGCCAGCTTGGCCGGGCGACGGGGTTCAAGACGCGGCACGTTGCCGAAATCACGGACTACCGCGCCGCGCTGGATCACTTCGCAGATCACCCGGATGTCAGGAACGCTGTGGAGCGTCTCTGCAATGCGGAAGCCCGTAGCCGGACGCGGAAGCCCGTCCCCGGCGTTGAATTCAAGGAGGAAAAATATGCAGCCTAGCGATCTTGATCATGCTGATTGGTCAAAAATCCCGGAGCACTGCCGCGAAGGCTTGAAGGAATATCTCGTGGGCGGCATCCCGGTTGGCAGTTTTCTGAGGGCTGTAATCTGCAATGACCTTGCAGACGCCTGCGGACGTGCCGACGACATTAACCGTCACCACTTATTCAATTACGTCCAGTTCCTCTACCAGTACGCGCCGTCTCCCGCATGGGGATCACCCGAAGCTTACAACGATTGGGTCGAGCGCGGCGGTCTGATGGGGAGGGTGGCAGCATGAGCAGCGAACTGACGATTCACCGCAGGCATGGCGGCGGCGCGATCCTGCCGGAAAACATTGACCAGACATGGCGGCTCGCTACGGCGGTCCAAAAGGCCGGCATGGCTCCCAAATCCCTCGATAGCGTCGAGAAGGTGCTTGTCGCCATGCTGCATGGCATGGAGCTGGGCATGACGCCTATGGCTTCGGTCCAGTCGATTGCCGTCATCAACGGCGTTCCCTGCGTCTATGGCGACGGGTTGCTCGGCATCGTTCGCGGCTCCGGTCTGCTGGAATACATCAAGGAGTGGCACGACGGCGAAACCGCTCATTGCGAGGTCAAGCGCAAGGGCGACCCGGACCCGGTTGTCCGCACATTCTCGCAGGAAGACGCCAAGCGCGCGAAGCTCGACGCCAAGCGGGGCCCGTGGACAGATGGCTATGCGCCTCGCATGCGCCAGATGCGCGCGAGAAGCTGGGCGATCCGCGACACGTTCGCAGATGTCCTGAAAGGCGTTCACAGCGCCGAGGAGGTCATGGACCGCGGCGACATCACTCCGCACGTCACGCCGGAGCCACCGGCCCCGCCAGAGCCGCCGGCAATCGAAGACCAGTCGCCGCCAGAGTTCAACGTTCCCGCCTTCATGGCGAACCTCGAAGATGAGCTTTGCGCCTGCCAGGATATTGAAGCGCTCGGCGAATGCTGGGCGCACAGCGAAGCGACGATGGAAGACCATCTCGACAGGAACCAGCGGGATGCAGCGCTCGACATTTACAAGAAGCACGAGGCGCGGCTGAGTGAACCGGTCTCCGACCTTAAAGCAGCAGCAAGCGCATAGGGGATGGGGATGACCCGCTACGTCATGAAGAAAGACGCCACCACTGAGCCGAAGGCAACTGCTGGCACCATCGTGTACGCATGCGCTCACCATGACTACGGACTCGCACGCGATGACACCAGAATGACAGGTGTGCCGCACATCTCCGTAACGATGAGGCCAGATGGTTACTATCCATTTTTCACCGTGCCAGAGGATAGCGTTGAAGAGGTGGCGGAATGACCTCCAAACAGATCACCCGCTTTATAGAAGACCACTATCAGCGGAGCATGCTCGTCAAGCTTATCGGGGAGCAAGCCATGCCGTTTACGGTGACGATAGCCAAGGGCAAGCGGCGGTCAACGCATCAGAACAGATTGAATCGGATGTGGTGCATCGAGATCTCGGAACAGCTTGGCGATCAGACGCCGGAGGAAGTGCGAGCGCTGCTCAAACTTCAGTTCGCCGTTCCAATCCTTAGAGCAGAAAACGAAGCCTTCTGCGAGCGCTATGACGCCGTTGTGAAGCCACTGCCTTACGAGATGAAGATCGCGCTTATGGCAGAGCCTCTCGACATGCCCGTAACGAGGTTGCTCACGACCTCACAGGAAACAAAATACCTCGACGAAATCTACCGCTATTTCACCGAGCGCGGCGTGGTCCTCACGATCCCGCCAGATAAGAGATTTGGCCCGCCTGTAGGCGAGAAGGTGGAGAGCGCAGCATGAAACCATGTCCCTTTTGCGGTTCCGATGCCCTTACCTCGATGCTGACAGTCGAGGTCTGCACGACAAGCCGTCATGGCACATGGAAATCCTATTGCGAGTGTCAGAACTGCGGCGCGGTTGGGCCGACCCATTTCGATCAGGACAGCGAAGAGTCCGCGCGGGAAGGCGCGATCTATAGCTGGAATGAGAGAGTCAATATCTGTGCATGGAGAGAGCGGGAATGACCCCTAAATCCGAAACGCAAATCCGGATCGCAGCAAAGCTCTACGAAGCCCGAGACGCCGTAAGGACGCTCCTCGGGGACAAGTACCACGAGAAAATGAAGATCGGCATGGATGCCCTGCAGACGCTGTGTGACGAGGAAGAAATTTCACCGCTCGTTGCCGCCACGCGAACGGCAAACATGTTTGACCGTGAAGGACGCGGCGCGGCCGCTTTACTTGTGCTCGCTGCCGCTGTCGAGATGCTGGAGCCGTCAGCATGACCCGCCCCTGGCTCCGCCCAAACGACAAAGGCATATACATCTGTGAGGCGCTTGAAGACCAGATAGAGGCGCGTATGGAGTCACGAGCACCGTCTCGGGACAAATGGTTCTGGCTGAGAGTAGCGGGATACGCTGGCGCTGCTGTGCTCGCAAAGGCTGGGGCTATTACAGGGTTTGTTCTGATGTCTCCGGTGATTGTTTGGATCTGGGTTTGGAGGAGGGTTAGACGGTGACGGAACTTCAAGGAGCAATGATCAGCATACAGCTTTTTTGCGTTGTGGTTTTGCTGGCCGCTATTCTCATAGCGGTAATCAGAAAATGACTAAGCGCACCGAATTCAGCAAGAATGTCCGCTTGGAAATATTCAAGAGAGCGGGCGGACTGGAGAACCTTCGTTGCGAGGGAAACGACTGCGGCGTGCCGTTACGCGGCAAGCCGTTCGAGGTGGACCATACGCTTGAATGCTGGGAGATGGAAGACATTGAGCACGGCTTGCGGCGGCCGCTGACAGCAGAAGACGGCAAGCTCTTGTGCATCCCGTGCCATCAGGAAAAGACCGGCAGGAAAGCCGGAGAGCGCGCCAAGGGCAAGCGCCTCGTGGCGAAGGCGGCGCGGGCTGAGAAGAAATATTCACGGCCACTGCCGGGCACGAAGGCGAGCGGATGGAAACACACTATGAGAGGGGAATGGATAAGGCGATGACCGGCAAGCCAACCATATTCGTCAGCGGCCTTGGCCGGTGCGGCTCCAGCATGACGATGCAGATGCTCGATGCGGCTGGCATCCCCTGCGTCGGCGATTATCCGGCATTCGAGACATGGGAAACCAACGCGGCGGCAATCAGCCGGGAGTGGCTTTCAGAGCACCAGGGATACGCGGCGAAGATGCTGGACCCGCACAGAAGCAGCGTTCCAGACGATGCAAACTGCGTGATCATCTGGCTCGACCGGGACGCGGGTGAGCAGGCCAGAAGCCAGTGCAAGATGATCAGCATGCTGGGCGGCGTGGATGTCAGCGGGCAATGGCGGGCAATGCGATCCCAGATCAGGAAAGACCGCCGCAAGTGCCTGAAGATCATCGATCGCTGGCCGGTCATGATGTTTACGTTCGAGGGCATCCTTTCAAATCCGCTCGAAATATCCAGAGACATTGCCGGGTGCCTATCGCCTTGGTTCGACATCAGCGAGCGCGTCTATGACATGGCGAACGTGGTTCTTCCCCGCAAGTTGGCGAGCATGCCGGATTTGTCCATTGAGGCGGCTCTGATAGACCGGCCTCGCCCGTCTCCTGAAGAGCGCCGGGAGATGAAGAAACGATACGAGAGGGTGAGACCATGACACCAGAAGAAGCAGCCGCAGAACTGAACGGCAACCAGTACACGAAGGAAGTTTCCAAGGAGCTTCGCAAGCTCATGAAGGATGCCGGTCTCGTGGCAGTCTATGGCGCGAGCGACAATCTCATGGAGTTCGACGGTGCGATCTATGACGAGATCGGAGCCTATAACGGCGCTACCGCCTACGTCGATGAGAACGGCCTTGTGCAGAACGAGTGCGTTGAAGGCGACGGCTGTCCGAACTGGCGACAGACCGGCCGAACTATCGAGGCCGTATGGGCACCGGAAGGTTACCCGGGCAATCCAAGTTGGGTCATCAAAACCGGCATCATCCCATGCGCGTCCTTCGACATCATGGAAGACGATGAACTCTATTGCAAGGGGATCGTCTTCAGGCTGGCTGACGCCGGAGGAAATAAGGAAGGTCATGCCGCGCGATGACGGAGACCTACCTACCCGCGCCCGCGCTTTCCTGGAGAACACCGATGTCTGACATGGACGAACTGGACGAGAAGATCGCCGAAGCCATTCATAAGGCTCAGATGGGCGTTCTCGGAATGTCACCAGCGAAAGCCGTCCGCGCAGCGATAGAATCCGCAGGCTTCGTCTTAATGCCGAAGGATCAGATCCTTCGCAAGATGAGCCACGAGGAATTCACCGAAATGGTGGAGAGGATCAGGTTCAGGGAGAATGCAGATGGCTGAGAAATCAATCGGGCAGATCGGTTACGAGGCTTATCACGCGGCAACGTTACGCCACGGCACGCAATCGCCTTTCCATGATCGGTACGAAATAATTCGAGACCACTGGGAAGCCGCCGCCTCTGCCGTATGGGATCAAGCCGTAGAGGCTTGCATCTCGATCGTCGCCGAAGGCGTGAAATGGGAGCCGGAAGAATTCTACTCCGACACGCACATCAAGGCGTCGAACGAGACAGCGTATCTGCTTGCAAAGGCTCTCCGCTCCTTAAAGCGCTCCCAAAGCCAGACGGGTACAGATGATTTGTGTCAGGCAAAATCCTCGACGCAAGGCGAGACCGTATCGGCTCCTGCGGAGCCTCTTCAATCTACCCCTTTCGCGGATGCAAGTGAAGTGTGGAAGCTCTTAGCAAGCGAGCGCCGAAGGAGTACCCCGCTAGCCGATGAACCCAAAATGCGTGTTTGCGGCTTCGTCTATTCTGACGACGATTTCGCGCATATTACCGATCCTCTATGGGCGCTCGACCGACTTGTCAGAGACTGGAAAGCAGCGAACTCCCAAAGCCCAATTGAAGAGGCGCACCGCGCCGACACTGAGAGCGCTGCAAGCGACGGCGCCAGCCTGACACATAAGCCCCTTCCCCCGTCTCCACTCATAGAGGGAGAGTAGCATGGCAGTACGCATCCAACGCAAGCGCGTCAAGGGCTGGAGGATGCCGGAGAACTGCATCTACGTCGGGCGCGGGACGATCTGGGGCAATCCGTTTGCGCCGGGAGCGCCGTGCGGCTTGTTCGACGGCAAGGACGGGCGGTCGCTCGGCATCCGTGATCAGGTCGAGATCCTAGTTCCTTCCCTTTCGCTGGAGCAATGCATCGAATTTTACAGCGATCTGATCAGCGGCTGCGTGAGCCCAGAGATGTATCCATATGGCCATAACTGGTTTCACGACTTCAAGAAGAAAACACGAAACGCTCACCCGACTGAATGGGCGCGGAGCACTCTGCGCGGTCACGATCTGGCTTGCTGGTGTCCCCTGGATTCTGCTTGCCACGCGGATATTCTTCTCGAAATAAGCAATTCATGAGTGACAAACCGATGCCAGCAAAGCGCGAATTGAGCGGTAAAATATTCGGGGATTTAATTGTAATTGGCGAGTACGGCAAGGATCGGCATGGTGCCTATACGTGGCTTTGTAAATGCAAGTGCGGGTCTTATACAGCAGTTCGAGGCAGCGGCCTTACCCAAGGCAGGGCGCGCACTTGCGGGTGCGGAGTAAAGTCTGCGGCGCAACGCGCGCGAACACACGGGCAAACTAACACGCCTCTTTATCAAAGATGGCAAGGAATGCTCGCACGCACCATGAACTCATCGCACGGTCATTATCATAATTACGGCGGTCGCGGCATCACTGTTTGCGATCGATGGCTTCGGTTTGAGAACTTTTCGACAGACATGAAATCTACGTTCTCCCCCGAATTGGAGATTGAGCGAAGAAACGTGAATGGTCCCTATTCTCCAGATAATTGTTGCTGGGCAACACGAGTTGAGCAGCAACGCAACCGGCGAAACAACCATATCGTCGAGTGGCGAGGGCACCAAAAGACGGTTCAAGAGTGGGGGGAGATACTTGGGCTAAAGCCCAATACAATCATCACTAGGCTTCGGCGGAATTGGTCTCCAGACCGCGCGCTGACACAAGGGGTAGACCATTGTCGTTTGCTGGAGTTGGCCAATGGCAAGTGACATCTCTCTTGGCGAGATTATCAGTTTGGCGCGAGGACTCAAGGGCTGGACTTTGCGCGATCTCGAAAAACAATCAGGCATCTCGAACGCACTGATCTCGCAGATTGAAACGGGGCACGTATCCAATCCAGGCTTCTTCACAGTCATCAAAATAATTCAGGCGCTTGGGTTGCCGCTGGAGCGAGCTGCAATGGTAAGGCGCGCGCCAAAGGAGAATGTCGATGTCTGACATCAGCAAATGCGCTGACTCTTTCTGTCCCAGCAAGGATCACTGTTACAGGTTCACGGCTCCGGCGTCACTGGTATGGCAGAGCTTTGCAGATTTCCAACGTCGCGGCCGGCCGTGCTGTGATTCCTACATCCCGGCTCCCAAGGAGGAACCCGATGCCTGACACCTGCTCCACCTGCAAGTTCTGGGAACACTGGCGCGTCGTCCTGCTCGCAGATGATGAGCCGCAATCTGTTGGCCATTGCGTCGTTAAGCGTCCGGTAAACGAGCATGCCGTCATGACCATCATTCAAGGTCTGACCGCGCATGATTTCTGCTGCCCCTCCTACATCCCGGATACGGCGGAGAAGACAGATGAATGACCCCGCATTCAAGATTTGCATGCATCGAGAGTGTTCAAACAGAACCGAGCATATGGTGGCCGAATCCGGCTCAGTCGTCTTCGTATGCAACGAGCACTTGGAGGATGTCGTCTCGCTCTGCCGCGAAAAACCTATCGTCATGAGCGGCATCAGCCCCTTTCAGAACACCGGAGGCGACCAGTGAGCGACGATTACGACGAAGATTATTTCGATGAAGAAGGCGTGACTTGCCCGCGATGCGACGGCCACCGCACGGTCAACTGCTATTGCGGCGGCGACCAATGCTTCTGCGAAAATTACGGCGAGAAAGACTGCCCGCTCTGCTGGGGTGAAGGATACGTCGATCAGGACGCAGCCGACAAGTACCTTGAACAGGAGCGCGAGATGGCAGCCGTCCTGCGCAAAGCCTGGGAAGAGGCCGCGGCTAAGGATAAGGATGAGAAATCCGATGTCTGACCCGATCGACGCCATCGAAACCATGCTTTTGGAACGAAACTGGACGAGCCGTCACTTGATGGCTGCCTTGGGAACAGCGGGCAGGATCTCGGAGATCATGAACCGCAAGCGCCCGCTCTCAATCGGAATGATCCGCTGCCTCGTCTTCAACTACGGGATGGACGCCGAGACGATGATCAAATGGTACTCGACTGAACAGCAGCCGGAGGAACCGGTCAATGTGTTTGTCGAGGTTTTCAAGGTCAGGAAGATATGAGCGACGCACCGCAAATGCGCTGCCCGATCTGTGAAGGCACTGGACAGATTGAGCCACCGGCAAACCAATACGATGAACAGGCGGCAAAGAGGATCATGGCCAGAGCGCTTCGAGATCACGGCTACAGTTTTCGAGAGATCATGAGGCTTTGCGGATGGAAGTCGCCACGTAGCGCGGCGCTCGCTTGCGCTTCTAACCTCAACACCGGAGACGATCAGTGACGACATTCTACGCGCCGTTGACGATCGAAGAAGTTGTCGAGCTTCTGCCCGGCGTGTCTGAGCGCGAGCTTCGCAAGACGATCCGCGAGCACAAATGCTGTTCCGTCATCGGCGGCAAGATGTATCTTGAGCTTGAGGACTTTCAACAGCTCCTGCAGGAAACGAAGCTATGGCGCTCAAAATCAAGTGGCGAAACGGGATCGCGTACCTCCACGGGACATCTGGCAGTGGACGCATACGAAAAAGCCTTGGAACTCGCGACCCGAAAATCGCGGAACTTAAGCGAGCGCAAGAAGAGGCGCGCCGCGACCGCGCCAACATCTACGGCGAAGAAAACGAGGCAACCTTCGCTGACGCTTGTGTCCAATACCTGAACCATGCGCCGCCGGACAAGGACTATCTTGCGCCGATCATTCGCTGCCTGGGGAAAATGAGACTGGCCGAGATCAAGCCGGGAAAAGTGAAGGTGCTGGCGAAGCAGCTCTATCCGACATGCAAGCCGCAGACCTGGAACCGGCAGGTTGTCGTTCCGGTGAGCGCGGTGATCAATTTCGCGCATGACCTCGGGCTATGCGCGCCGATCCGCATCAAGAGGTTCAAGTCCGTCGATCCCAAGGTAAAGCGGGCGATCAACCGCGAATGGATCAATCGCTTCATGGCGCACGCGACCTCGCCGCACCTTGCCGCCTATGCGCTGTTTTTGCACACGACCGCTGCGCGGCCGACCGAGGCCATCATGCTGATGCCGGACAATCTTGATCTGGAACGGCAATACGGCGTCAGCCGGACGATGACCAAGAATGGCGAGCGCCGCGAATTCTGGCTGACCGCCGAGATGACGCACGTTCTGCGGACGCTGCCGCCGAAAAAGATTTTGAAGGGGCAGTACAAAGGCGAGTGGCGAATTTTCGGATGGGCCGATCTCAAGGGACCGATCGAACCGTGGAAGAAGACATGCAGGTTGGCCGGCATCGACTATGTGACGCCGTATGAGGCGGGCCGGCATTCATTCGCGACGGAAGCGGTCACACGCCAGGGCAAGAATGTGATCATGGTCGCGAAGACCGGAAATTGGAAAGACACGCAGACGTTGCTGAAACACTATGCACACCCTGAAGACATGGCCGGGTTCGTGGAGGACACTTTCGGCAACGTCCCGCTCCCTAAACCTAGACTGAAAACAGCGAAAGGAAGTTGATGCCTGGTCTTACACTCAAATGGCGTTCTGGGGTCGCCTATGTCCACGGGACGATTGACGGCAAACGCATTCGAAAATCACTCGCTACCCGCGATCCGGAAATAGCTGCGGAACTCGCAAGGCGGGAAGAGGCTAAACTGAAAAGACTGCCCCGCATCCAGCATGAATTCCGGGCGGTCTACATCATCAGCGACGGACGCCATTTCAAAATAGGAATTGCGGTCGATGTTAACAAACGTGCCAGCGGGATTCAGACCGGCTCATCGCGATCGGTCAGCATCGCTCATGTCGAGAAGGTTCGCTATGAGGACGCCCTACGCGTGGAAAGGTGTGCTCACAAAAGTCTGCAACCTTTTCGCAGAAAGGGGGAATGGTTCTCGTGCACTCTGGACCAAGCTAAGGAGGCCGTCACAGCCGCGTTGACTGACACAATCGTGGCGCACCCTCCAAAAAAGAGGGGTCGAAAATTTCGCCGAAAACCGATGGATTTACCTTTAAATACAGATAGTTACATGGTTAACTAGAAACATCCAATGCCTTTACCCACGTTGGGGTGAGGTGTCCCGCTGAAGGGGATAGGTCATCAGGTGGGATAGGGCAAGGGTTTTCTTTATGTGGCAAAGGGTTTCCGAGTGTGCAGCGTTCTCGTTATGACCGCACAGGCATGCAGAACGAAGCAAAAACCTGCAAGGCGAAAAACCGAAGTGCGGCACAATCTTGACACAGCGCCGTTCGCAGAAAGTTCATGGAGGGAAGAAAATGAGCCAAATGCAGACGTTCAAATTCAACGACGTTAAGATCGGCTACGATGACGGCTGTTACGTCACCGTCAGGGCAGAAGACGCTCATGCGGCAATGAAGAGGCTCGCCAAGATGCACGAGGAAAAACTGCGCGAGGGGCCGAGGTATGAAATGTTCTTGATGCCTGTCTACGTTCGGTGGCGGTGATGAATATCCTACACAAGATTATCAAATGGTGGAACCGGCCGCCGGCGGCGGATCGCATACTGGACGCCATGTCTTTTACAGAGTGGCGTCGGGGATTTGACATCATTAACGGCGCTGACGTTTTCGTTGCCGATTTTTATGTGTTCGTCATGAAGTCTGAGGAATCTGGCGTCATCGAAAGCAAATGGAGCGACGCACCACTGAAGCCAGAACGCGGCTACCAGCGAGATCGTGTCTACAGGAAGCTTATGTCAGGAAAGCGGCGTCACGTCGAGCGGACTGATCGATCAGCGGACGCCAATGCCATGCCGGTGTATCAATATGGGTGAAGCCAAACGCAGACGTGAAACCGGCGAACCGCTCTGGCGCTGGAAAGACCCGGCCAAAGAGCCGCCGCCGCAGGAGGCTTATGGCCTCGTCGTCCTCGTCACCATCACCTGCGATTGCGCAAAAGGCGGACAAGTTGCGCTCACGGCTGGGCGCATGGATGGCGAATGGGTGATTGAAGATTTTGAGCATGACTTTGAAATCATGCGCTGGCTGAGGCTGCCGGATTTTCCGAAGCCTCACCATTCGATGCAGTGAGGTGATGGATAATGACTGATTTTTTCAGAAATCAACACGAAGCCATGCTTCAAATGGAAGCTGAGGAGAAGATCCGCGCCAAAATAGTCGATCTTGAAGCCCAAGTCACCCTTCACAAAGAAATCGCAGACGCTCGCGAGTTCGATTTTCATGAAGCTGAAAAGCAGATTGCGCTCCTGAAGGAGATAAGCAGCAATTCGGTTCTCGCGTTGAAAGATCTTCCTGAACGCCAGTTCGCCAAAATCCGCATAGAGGCGCTCGAAACCAAATCTGCGCAAGCCTATCAGGTTATCGGGGCGCTCTCAACTCACTTCGATGCCTTCGAGCATCCAGATGTTCAGCGTGCGCTCGATTATTTTTCCAGCGACGGGTACGACCCAGAGTTCCTGCCATGGGTGATGAAATGACTAAGGCACAAGCCGCACTATTCGATAAGCACGAAGCGCCGCGCCAACCGCGATTGAAACGCATGCGCGTTGTAGACGCCGGGCCAGATTGCATCCAGTTCATCTGCCCTCACTGTGGGCATGATACCGACTGGATCGAAGACGAATGGACGCTCACGGAGAACAAACGCGGACTTCCTTGCCCGAAGTGCAATTGATGACCGAGGAAGACGCCGCCTAACACCCATTCCCCCGCACGCTCTATACGCGGATAGGAGATTAACGAAATGGCAGACCATCAACGTCAGATGGAGGAAGAGCCACCGATCAACAAGGCGTTCGAGGATATCGTGGCGATTGCCGGCGGAGATCCCGAGCATGAAGCGATGATCATCAATGCTGTGATGTTGCTCTGCTGTGAGCAGCTTTGCCGATCGATCGGGCGGGGACGCTGCCGGGACTATCTTCATTCGATGGATAATTTCGTTCGCGATGCACAGCCTATGCGGCCTTGGCGAGATTGACGCCTATTCCATTAAACCCGTCCTTCTCTCCGGAGAGAAAGGGAGATAGAAGATGAACGACGATGGATACTATGGGAAAACGCCTTACGCAATCAGGCTTAAGCCCGGCGGAAGATGGTACATCGCAGTCAAAGCCAGAGCTTCAGACTATGGAAATCAGGTGACCAGGGATTTCGTAAAAAGCTCCGATGTCTGGAGTGATCCAGAAACTACGGGGCTGCTTTGCGCTGTTGGCGATGAACTCGACTGCGTTAATCTGGATGATCTGGCGCGGGAGATGGCGTCAGCCTGATGGAGGGGAAGATAGATGGAACTGCTACCGAATAGAGGCAATCCGCCGGGGCTGCTGAAAACCTACATCGTGCACCGCGATGAAAATCAGGTCATCGTTAACGAGGAATGGGACATCAGCGTTCCGGGGTGTCCGGTAATCCGCAACCCGTGGATGACGCAAGGGCTGTCAGCCCCGACGACAAACCATTATGTCTGGCAGAGAGTGCTCACGCCAGAAGAGTTTGAGCGGTGGTCGGAGGTGGGAAGATGAGCGACGACGCCGTAGAAGCTTATTGGCAAAAACACTACCTGGATAGGCATTGCACCTTGTGCGCCAACTGGGGAATTATCGATTCACGCGCATCTGGCATAACGCCGGCAGGTTTTCGCGTGGGCCGGCTGAATTTCTGCATATGCCCGAACGGACAGTCTTTGAGGGAGCAGAATGCCGATATCGAATCTTGGTTTCGAGGACGCAGCACTGAAGCTTGGGGGAAAGACCCTAACGCGGATTAACCCCGTTCCATATAGGGATCGCATCATATTGCACCGGCGCGGCAAAAAACGAAATCTCAGCCGACATCGGCTCTTGCTCCTGGCTCCCCGCTGCAATGATGCTGGCCCGTATCAGCGTAAAGATCAGCAGGCATGCAATCAGGACCGATAACAGCTTCTCCCAGTCCATCATGGCATTACGGCCAGAACGATGTCTTTGAGAGGCACCTGGAGCGCCAGCAGCGCCAGAACGGCGATCCCCTTGCCGATCAGTCCGCTCGCGGCGCTCGCCAAGCCGCTGAGTCTCGACTTGTGAGTATGCTCCATGTTTGACAGCAGGTCGATGATTTTCTCCTGATGTTCTAACACCTTGAGCAGTACTTGTCGATCCGCGTGCTGACTTTCCCGCATCCGGTCGAGCATACCGGCGACCCAATCCATTTGCACCCTGCTCCGCATTTGTAGTAGCTGCCATGTTTCAGTCCCGTTTTTACTTATGATTGCTCTGGGTCATTAGGCGATCCTCTTTCGCTTGGTGATCTAGGAGCAGCGTCGATGGACTAGATCGGCGTTGCTCCGCTCGTAAGTCTGTGGTATAATCTACAGATGATTCAATCGGTTAAGGTGATAGTCTGATGCGATTTATGGAAGACCGAGAAATCATCAAGCTCCGCGAACACCTCGCCGAAGCTCAACGAGAAATCGAACATTGGCGGCGCATAGCGCAGCAGACGCCAGTCCCGATTGTCGTCGAGCACGACGGGATCACTGAGATCGTTGGACAGACGAACCTGATCCTGCAAGTAGAACGCTCTAGGCTCCACAAGGCAATTCGCGCGCTTGTAGAGGCTCACACACGCGACGATAGCCAGATGGGCTTCACTGTTGAAGGCTCGCCGATGCTTCACCCATACTCGGAATTGACACGCGCCGAATACATCGAAGCTTGGGGCACGCTCCGCAAGGAACTGCATGAGCAGACCGAGCCTCTCCCATAGGGTGAGGGTTCCTATCCCCTAGGGAGTGAGGGCTGAATATGAACAAAGTGCCTTAAAAGGCACCTTAAGCCGGTTAACGTACCCTTTGAAGGTACTTTTGGCCCGATCATCTTCGTGACGCCACGGCCATGATTAGTGTGCAGAAATGCAGACCATTTCCGATGCGTGTCGAAATAGGTCGCGTGAAGTATGGTTTAAAACCATAATTCTTTCACACCGCCAGCCAGACGAAGTAGCCAGCCCCGGCCCCGGCAATCCCGCTTACAAATAGCGGAATGAACGCAAGCGGCGCGGCGAACAGAGCGCCGAGCGATCCGATCACAAGACCGATCGTCAGCAGGAGCATGGCGGCTTCGAACTGTTCGGCTTTCGCGCGGGATTGATTTCTCAGGACGCCCATGCGGTCGATAACAGTGGACTGGCCTTTAATCTCCAGCGTCATCACTTTCAGATCGAGGCGTGACGCCCGAGAGCGGTAATCGTCTTCTTTCATGGAGACGACAGCGAGAGCGCAGCCAAGAATGACGAGATAGAGCGCGGTGAGGGATTTGAGGCGGTCGGTCAGTGGACCGTTCCTTTATGGATGTTCCAGACCTCGACAGTTCCCTGCGGGAATCGGGGTGGATTGAATTCGTCGCACGGATTGCATTTCAGGCATGGCATGCCCGCTCCACAATTACATGCGTTCGGCGCGTCTTCCCAAGGCTGATCAGGATGGTTTTCACAGACCCATCCCGTTCCACCGCAAACGCATAGTTTGTCATCTGTCATTTCGCCGCCTCGGCTTCCTTCTTCTTTACGAGAGCGTGGGTGTTGTTGTGGCGCTCGATCTGGGAAAGGGTTTTCTCGGTCAGCACGTCTTCACGGTGAGGCTTGATATAGCGGTACGGCTTTGCTGATGGGACGGCGACCACCCGCGTTTGTACCTGCGGTGGGGTCGACGTGCACCCGCTCAGTGCAAGTCCGGCAAATATGCTGAAAAAAACGAGTTTCTTCATCATTTTTCGCTCCTGCAAATCGTCGGATACCGCTCGCAATATTGAGCAACGTCTTTCGAAGCATCCGTCATACCGTCAACGGTGCTCAGGATGTCCGCAATGGCCTTCTCGGTTTTCGTTTCAATCTGGTCGACCTGGCGCTGCCAATATGCGTCTCTGGCCGATATGGCGTTCCTTTCGATGGCCTTCACATCGACGCGCGGGATCTGATAGACGGCAAAAAAATAGCCGACGAGAAACGCCAACCCGATTTGCCCGGACCGATTGCCGAGCAGCGATAGAGCAAGTGTCATCCTTCACGCCCCTCTATTCTTGCGCTGCGACGGCGCGCCCATGCAACGGCCAAGCCAACAATCACGACTGTCGGTAGGCCTATCTTGAACAGCGGCTCAAACGGCGATAGCGTGGTTTTCAGCGTCATGATCTCCGGCCCCGCGTCCTTGGCGATGCCGAACAGAAACTCATAGACGCCGAGACCCTTTTCCGCGATATATGCGAGCGCGGCCGCGAGAACGCCTTGGATCGTCTTGCTGTCCCTGACGAGCCCGTTTGTGCTACCGGCTGGGCCTTCCTCGACGCGCTGCGGCATCTGCGGAGCGACAACATCCTCGCTCTCAAGCGGCGGCAGAGCGATCTCTTCCTGCATCGGCTCCAAGAACAGCGCGCCCTCGGCCTTGCGCCGACGCACCAGGCCCGCCCATTCTTTCCCGCCAGCATGAACCCACCGCATCAACTGCGCAGGAACCTGCTCGTATTTACCTTGATTAAGAACACGCCTAAGTGTAGAGTTTTCTAATGCTCCGACACCGCAATTATATGTGAAACTTGTCAGAGCATCAAACATGTTCTGGTTAAGTTCAACATCTATCAACCGTTCAACGGCGTCTTCATATATTGCAAGCTCTTTGGCAAAAAACTTGTCGCCTTCCGCGGTAGTGCAAATCATACCTTCATGCACACCGCGAGTCAGGCCACAATATATCGTCCATACTGGCGGCTTTGCCAGAGTGTCGAGATAAGCTTTATAACGGCCATCGGATAGCAGCTTGTGCTTTCCCTCAAACTCTTGAATCAGCCGGATGCCGCGTTCAGAGATGTCCATTCGCTATGTCCTTCGATTTCAGGAAAGAAAAAGCCCCTGAGAAGGGGCTGGATTTGAGATTGCGGGAGTGGACTAAGCCACAGGGAACACGATCACATCAACGCGCCCATCAGCGCCTGCACCTGAGGCCCCACCAGTTTCAGCCGACCCACCGCCTCCTCCTGGTTGTGTTCCCGCTGTACCATTGGCTCCGTCAACACCGCCAGCACCGCCATTGCCCCCATTGATACTTACTCCGCCAGCAAACGCGGTTGAAGCGTTATTGCCACCGCCGCCGCCTCCACCGTTGACACTAGCTCCTCCAACAGCTCCGGAACCTCCACCACCACCGTGATCAATACCAGGCGCTCCCGCCACTCCACTAGTACCGCCCTGTCCTAATCGTATTGGTCCAGTCGTATTGGTTACTATCAATGGCGAACCAGGCGTTATCCCGGAAGCAGCGCCTAAAGGCCCACCGCCACCGCCTCCAGTAGGATTAACAACCGCTCCTGCACCCAAATAAGCAGTCACGTGCGAACCAAATGTTGTATTTCCTCCATCATTGCCGGTTCCCGTACCGCTACTGACTGAAGCACCCCCAGCACCAATCGTGACGGTCTCCGTTGAGCCAAGTTCGCTTAGCAGCATCTGTCGAGATACATAACCGCCGCCGCCGCCGCCGGAAGAGGTCGAAGCGCTGGCTCCGCTGCCTCCAGCGCCCCAAGCGCGAATGAGAACAATGCTGTTCGTGCCGAATTCAGCGTCTGTCGGCTTGGTCCATGTGCCAGAGGCGTTGAAGCGTTGGAAGTCCTGCGATCCGCCTCCGCCACCGCCAGATCCCAGGATTGTTTCTGTCCCTGCGGAATCCAGCGTTGCGAGCTTTGTTGTCCCGCCATCATCAACGGGATATACTCGCAAGGAATTTGCAGCCGGATTTGACGGCGTGGAGATTTCAGCGCCTTCAAGATATCCGGAAAGTGTCGTGTTTACAAACGTTGGGCTTGGCAGACTGAGCGTCCGGTCGGCGTCCCCCGTTGTCAGCGTCAGCGTCCGGTCTGCTGTTAAATCTGATCCCGGCGCTATAATCAGGTCATGGCTTGCGTTGGTATCGAGAAGGTGGAGGCCGGTGTTGGGCAGCGTCAGAATGGCTCCAGACGCGAACAGTACGTCCAGGTTCTGCTGGATACGGAATGCTTCAACAGGCGTCTGCGACCCGTCTGGCGTGACACGGAATACCCAGCGCGTCGGCATGTCGTTGCTGCCGGGCGTGCCATCAACTTCGGCGACGATTTGAGCTGCCAATGCATAATCCGTGCCGTCGAATCCGAAGGCGGAAAGCAGCGTCAGAGCGTCATCGTCCTGAACGATGGCTGGCGATGCGATAGACCCTCGCGAGCGAGCGCCAAGGATACAAGCCGGAAATCCGGCAATATCGCTGTAACGGAAGACAACCGAACAAACGTCTGTGTTATCATCGTTGTGAATTCCAAAATCCACACCAAGCGCCACGCCATTGATGGTAAGCGTATTTCCAGCATCGCCAATAGTCAGGCGTCCGTTTACTTCATCGTAAAAAACGCCAACTGTCGCGTCTCCGAGACGGATTGTTCCTTTCGTGGCATTGGATGTTGAGGAGAGAGAGAGATCATCGCCGGAATCGGTTCCGCCAGTAATGGTCTGGCCGCCGCTGATACCGGACTTGACGAGTTGATCGCCGGCCGGGACATCATTCGTGACATCCTTTGTCCCGGCAGAGAAGTTTACGGCTGCGTCAGAATTCGTGGATTCGAGTACGGTGTCCCGAACAAGCGTCGTGGCGTCGGAAAGATGTCCCGTCCCGCGTTCCCATTCCGCGGCGGACTGGCTGCTTATAAAATAGTCGAAAGCGTCCGTGCCGCCAGTGCTGAAAGCATCATTGAACGACTGTTTGCCATTGACGTTGGCGAGGGTCAGATTTCCTGTCCCTGTCGTCGTGCTGAGTTCATGGACAAGATTGGCAACAGCTGGCATCAGAGTATACCTAACGATTTGTTTGTTTTGGCGTACTTGCCATGAAGTTTTGAAGCCGCAGCGTCATAGGCAAGTGCGGCTTCAACCGGGTCGTCAAATAACCCTAAGTGATGGCTCTTGCCATTAAGCCCCACCTTAGCTCGCCATTTCCTGTTCGCCTTAAGCCAGTAGATGCCTTTGTATCCGCTCGAATTGGTTGGCAACATTTGTCTATTGCGAGTATTTTCCGACGGGGACGCATCGCGGAGATTTGAAAAACGATCGTCCAGAGAATCGCCGCTGCTATGATCAACTTGACCTTGCGGCCAATGACCCGTCATATAGAACCAAGCAAGGCGTGACGCCTTGTATATCCTCCCCTCAAGCCGGATCAGCCAGTATCCTCTAGACAAGCATCCAGCTCGCTTTCCTGCGAACTTTTCGTTCCATCCCTTCCACGCATTAGGAGAGTGCTTCCACGTGAAAAACCCCGTGTCCGGGTCATAGCTCAGCCGTCTATTCAGACGTTCGTGTGAAATAAGTTCTGGCATGGGTCAGATGATCCGGCTTGATTTCAAGGGAGCGTGTTTGTAGTGTTGCTCAGGGCGTATTGAGGGATTTCAGATGAAAAACATTCAGGTCTATTTAATTAATCTTGATGCTGACAGAGACCGTCTTGAATTCATGGATAATCAGTTCAAAGAACTTGGCATTGCGTATGAGCGATTCCCGGCAATACGTGGCAAAGACCTGCCGCATTGGCTCGCGCCGTATTTCACCGGCTCGGACCTAAGCCGAGGCGAGATCGGCTGCTACGCAAGCCACCTCAGCGTCATGAGGCAGGTTGAATTGAGCGGCAAGCCGGGGCTTGTCTTTGAAGATGACGAGCGGATCAAGCCGGAATTCCCCGGTCTGCTGGAAGAAATCCTCAGTCTCGATCTGCCTTTCGATATTCTGCGGATAAGCTCGATCCGCAAGAAGCGCATCATCCTTACTCAGGCTGAACTGTCTGGCGATTACAGGATCGTCCGCTATTTGCGTATCCCCATGAATATGGGGGCTTACCTGATCACGCCTGCGGGAGCGCGGCGGTTCATCGAATGGAAGACGCAACGCACGGCACCCATTGATTTTGACATGGCGCGAGTTTGGGAGCACAAGATCAGAACGCTTGGCGTCTGGCCGGAGCCGGTTCTGCATAATGTGCTGGCGTCATCATCCATCGATACGGCCGAGAAGAGACATGAACGATGGAAACCCGGAAAAGTGACGCAAATTAGCGATTCCGCCAAGCGCTTGGTCCATGCGCTTGTGGCAAGACCACTTGCGCGCTAATCACCCCATCCATCTTGCGGTAAGCAGCATATGGTTTTCCGATCCAAACCAATCCGTATCGGTACCACTTGGATCTGCGGCATTTTCCAATGCAGTTACAACATTGATGCCAAGGGCTGGAGTTTGAAGATAAGACGCGACACCGTTCCCAGTTACGCTGACGGAACTTCCACCAGCATTACTTCCGATCACACCTAAAAATCCACTCATGGAGGTTGTTGAATTCCATCCTATGCCATTATTCAGCCTTGCCACAGATGCCGATTCCGATTCGATGCGCTGTTTGAAACGCAAGTCATAATATTCTTCGGCAAGACCGCTGAAGACGGTCAATGAATTGTCGGAATCATTATTTGATGCTCGAATCGTAGCCGTGTTATATGCCCAACTTGCCGTAGAATCACCCGCCTTCAAATAAAGGCGGCGTCGATTATACGCGTTCCACAGCCCCCACTTTCGGGTTTGTCCGAAGGACCGATGACACGTCACCTGCCCATTCGTTCCATCCATGAAGATGGAGCCGACATAGGTTCCAAGATTTGCCCCGACCGTATAGGTCGTGCTGCTGTTGCGCGCCGTCATGGAATTTGCGTTGACCAGCAAACCCTTGATCCGCGTCAATTCGGTCGTGCTGGCCCCCGTGCCGCGCGCGCCAGATCCAGCCGTCGCGGTGCTCCAGGCTGGTCCGGTTCCGATCGTGACAACGCCGGATTCGGACCAGACGAAAATATCATAGATCGCGCTCGCTACGTGTGAGGCAACGAGCGTGAGTGTAAGCTCTGAAAACTCGGTCGGTGTGAAGTTCGACCCGTTATAGATCGGGATCAGATTGCCCTTATCAGGCGTGTAGAAGACGGCGGTTTTCGCCGCCTGATCCGAGGTGATGACCGGCGTGCCCGTTACGAGCGTCAGATAGCCTTGCGGTGGCGGGACGGAGGGTGTTGCCGCTGATGCGTTGAGCGCCGTCCATTCGGTGGTTGCGGCGGTGCCGGTGACTGATGCAACGTAGAGAATCTCATTTGTATAGTCCCAATACAGCGTTGGAAGCACACCGGATGAACCTGCCGTTCCGGCAACGACGCCAGTCGGTGACCCGGAGCCGACTTTCGTCTCCGTGACCGTCGAAAGGTCCGTACCGTAAACGTCATCGGCGGTCCAGATCGGCGATGTTGGCGGGTCATCCGAACCGGATGGTGCGAGGACAACCGTATAGCCCTGATTTTTCAGAAAGATGCCGACAGATGGATGACCGGTAGAATTCAGAACGATCGGATTGGTGTTTGCGTTCGTTCCCGCTATCCTGTCGGCAAGCGTCGGATATGTGTCCAGCTTGGTGCTGGTGCCGTTCTCGTAGAAGAACAGCCGCGCGCTGCTGCGCACATTCGGCGTTGAATCCAGATACTGGATGAAAGGGTCAGAAAAGCGTCCACTCACGGGCTTTGCCTCATGCAATAAAAAAGCCCGCTTAGCGGGCCAGTGAATTCCGATTTGCTGCTTTTTGCCTTACGGAGACGCCCGCATTTCCATTGCCTGTTGCGGTATCGCCCCCATGATGGAGTTGACTTCATCGGGAGCAACACCGGCAAGCGTGGCGATGTCCTGAGCATCGAGGCCGGATGATCTGGAAAGCTCGATGATCGTCCGGCGGGGGCTTTTACGCCATGCTTTCGCTACATCGGGGTCTGCGCCTGCGGGAAGTCCACGAGCGGGATTTGGCGTCGGCACTTGCGCCTTGCTGTACATCTCGCCTTCCGATCGGGGGATGCCCATGATGTTCTCGGCCAGTCCCGGTGCAAAAGACGATGCCTGTCCGCGCGCTTCGGAGATGTTCTGCTCCGTGGCTTCGCGTGATCCGCCCTCAAGGGGGTCGTAACCCATCGTGGCAACAGGCGACATCACGCCCCCCAAATGTGGGGCTATGCGCCCCAAGGCATCCAGCATGCGGCCACCAGCATAAACGGCACCGCCTGCCGCAGTGCCTGTTGCCGCGCCCTTCAGGCGATCAGCATTCGTGATGCCGCCGCTACTAGCTTCAGCGTTACTCGTGACTGTATCATACGCCATCGCACCAGCAATAAAAGGCCATGCAAGACCGGGAAGAGTTTTGCGCGAAGACGAAAGCCCCTTGATCTTCTTGTTGAGGCGCTCGGTGAAATTCGGACCGGGGCTGACACGAAGCGCTTTTGCGATGGATGTCCGGTTCTGATCGGTGATGGTTTTCTTGTTCAGAAGATATTTGGCGGCGCTTGCCTTCGTGATCTTGCCTTCCAGACCGGCGGCCCGCGCGCCTGCGATCAGCGTTTGTGCGTTCGTCGGCACAGGCGTCTGGGAAGTCGGCGTAACGGCCGGGCGGCTTTGCGGGGTCGCGGCCTGTGGCGGTGTAGATTGCGGCGCACCGCTGCCCGTGACAGTGGCAACGTCCGATGCACTGGCATATGGCGGAATATTTCTCCCGCCAACCAGTTGCTGACCGAGTAGGCCGGTTCCGATGCCAGCCTCGAATCCGCCGAACGCTCGGTTTATATCTTGCCCCATCTCGCTTTCAGCAAGGTACGGTGCTCCGGCACGATGCAAAGCGCCCGTTGCCATCAGGGCTGTGCCGGCCAAAAGCGGTCCGCCGCCCGGCTTCGTCTTCAGCAGTCCCATGCTCTTTGCAGTCCGAGATGCATCGGTGCGGGGGACATCTCCGGACCTAACGTCCTGAGCCAATCCGGCAAGGTTCTTCGCACGCTCGGCCAGCACGTCCTTTGCACTCGCCGTGGAACTCATACCCTTCCAGATGCCGAACGGCACGCCAGCAGCAAGCGGCGCTCCGAACAGCAACCCCTGACGGGTCTGTTCGTAAGGGCTGTTGGCTTGCTCCGTTTCCTGCGAAGTCGTCAGCTCATTCTGAACAGACTGGATTTGATCGGAGAGCTGCTTGCGTTGCGTCACCGCATCCTGATATAATCGTTCATTCTCGGAGATGGCGCGGCGGCCTTCGTCAATTTCGGCTTGGCCTTTCCGTCCCTTCATGATCTGGTCTTTTTGGGCCTGATCAAAGCGCGTTGGCAGCTCGAAACTGTTGAGCTGCTCCATCAGGTTCTGTAAAAGCTGTTCGCGAGGGTCCATGTTTCAGAAAAACCTTATTGATCTGGTTAAAGTTGAACCGGGCACGTGGGTTGCCCGCATACCGGATTTGATCATTGCAGGGTGTCTGCTCGGCAATGTTCTGGCGCTGTCTTTGGCTATCGGGAACTGGCTATCATGAGCACATCTGCCATGTCTTCTATTCGGATTGCGAGAGCGGCGCGGGGGCAGGGTTGATTGTCGTCCGATCGATACTGCATCTGTTCGGCATGCTCATATTCGGCGCGCTTCTATCAATCCCGGTCGGCTACGTCATAGCCCCGTTCTGGTACGCGATGCACGAAGTCCCGTACAGCATCATGACGCTCGCGCTTGAACTGTCATGGTACTTCGGCGTCGTCATTGTGCTGTGCTGGTTTCTGGACGAGTGGCGGCTTCCAACTGCTGTTCGATCGCCACTCCGAGAGCGCTCAGCATGGCCGCTAATTCGGGATCGCGTTCTTTGGCTGCGATCCGTGCCAATCGCTGAAGATGAGGACGAGCCGCCTGCTTTGTCGCTTCGACGGAAGAGCCTACCCGCACCTGAGCGCGATTCAGCGAATTGACCCACCGGGCGAACGAGCGGCTGGTAATGACCTTGCCGACGACGCCAGGGCCTGCAATACCGGCAATCAGCAAAGGCCACGCGCCCGGCGTAAGTAGTGCTGCCATACCAGCCCCCGCCCCTGCCGTGTAGGCCGATCCGCTATAGTTCTTTGTGGACTCGTAATATTTCATCCGTTCGGCGATGCGTCCCATATTCTGAAGCGAGCGCACGGTTTCATCACCGAGCGAGCGCCGGAACAGCGCTATGACGCGCGGGTTCTGGCTGATCTTGGCCCAATCGGTTGCATAGCGCTCAAATGAGAAAACCCGCTCAGCCTCTCGCGCGCCGGGCGTCAACCTGCCGAGCTGCTCGACGACATTGCCGAGCACCGCGCGCCATTCCTCCGGCCGGAGAGACGATGACATGCTTTCCAGAGAGCGGATATTCTGCGTATTCTCGCGCAGATAGGAGGCGATGCGTTTCGATGCCTGTTCCAGCGTATCCGCGCCGAGCACGCTCATGAAGCGATCCATGCGCTCAATGCCGTTGCGGAAGTATCTGTCAGCAACACGGTAGCGCTGCAAGGCGCGGTCGGCTTCATTGGCGACAGAGACCGGAACGCTTCCATCACGCGCGCCGCGCCGTGCACGGGCCGCAAGCGCCACGAGGCCAGATTGATAGTCGCCTGAGATCGCGCCATAAAGCTGCTTTAGCTGGGTGCGATCAAGTCGCACGTCGAATTCGCCAAAGCTGGACAGCGCGCGTCCGACTTCCGTGCGCGCCGCACGCATCGAATCCAGTGTAAAGTTCGAGCGTGGATTGGCAAGACGTTGCACCAACTGCCCAAACCGGCCTTCCAATACGCCCCCGCTGATGCTTGCGGATTGCTCTTGTCGCAACATACCATTAACTACGCGCTGGGAATTCCGCGTAGCAAGAAGTCCAGGATTGGCCGTATCGTTCACGCGCATGGTGCGTGGCAAGGCGTCTTCCGCTTGCCTATATAGTGCTGATGCTTTTGTGGCAAAGCTTGTGTCTCTCGCGGGGAGAGAGACGATCCTCTGCACTTCCTGCTGCGTCAAATCTTCCACGCGGGACCGGGTTGAGCCCGGTAGATTGACGCGAGATTCCGCCGCCGCGCGCAATTGCGCGTCCGTCATCTGCGCAGTATTCAACTGGCTTGGGCGATTGATGGTAACATTGCCAGCCTGAGCAGAAGGCGGTCGGTCTGGCGTCAACCCAAGCCCTTGCACGCGAGACCGCTCCAGGTCCTCCAGATTTGCCCCACGGAACCGCGAAAGCCCGCCCTGCGATATCCGCCCGACTTCTTCCTGACTGGCCGCAGCGCCCGCCTGTGAGGCGATATTGCGCTGCCTTTCAAGCATAGCTTGCTCAACGGCGGTTTTCGGCACCTTGACCGTTCCGCCGACAAGCGGAACTTCCTCGATCGTGCGTCCGGTGCGGGCGAGGCCCTTCGATCCGAACGCAGGCGCAAATTCCGGAATACCCTCGTCAACGAAGGCTTGGCGGTCCTGAATGCGCTGCGCCGGGCCGTAGGCTTGTTCTGGCGTTGCCACGGGCGCGGGTCCGGGTTGCCTCTGCGACGCGAACCGGTTCGTCACCGGCGCGGCGTAGCGCTGCGCAGCCGCGCGTCCAGTCCTCATCATCTGACCGGGAACGCCGCCCATCGATTGCAAGAACGGAATGCCGATCGTTGCCTCGCCAACTTTCGCGACAGGTTCCAACCAGCCACGATTTGCACGCGCAAAATCGGCTTCAGCCTGATTATAGGTTTCCCCGGCTTCTTCCGACACAAGCCCGGCAACGTCGCCGAGGCCATGACGGCCACCTGTCAACGCGCGCGGAATTGCGGACAAGGTAAACGTCGAGGCATCCGTTACGCGCTTCAGCGGCGTGCGGGATTCGTCAAAACCCTGCTGTTCATGCTCCCGCCCACGAAGCTGCATGACGCGGTTTTGCGCCAGTTCCTCGGGGGAGAATTCGTCATCGGGGGTCGGCACGCGCGGCTTTGACCGCTCTTCGGTGATTTTCGCCAGTTCTCTCTTGTATAGAGATTCATCTTCTGGCTTTTCGAATAGCCGATCGCGTAGCGGTGCGGCAACTGGATCGTTCTTCCACCAATCAGAAGCCTGGCCGCTGTTGGCAACGGGGTCATTCTCCCAGAATTCTGCCATCACTGCTTAATCCTGATATTGCCGTCAGGTGCGATGTATTGCGTTCCAGGTGGCAATGCCTGATATTCCTGCTGCGTGGTGATTTGGGTAGGTTCTTCCTGTTGTAGTCTGGATGCATCCTTCATTCCGTCCGCACCGGGAGCAGAACTGCGCCCCTGCGCAATGTTCGCCTCAACGTTACCCATGAAGCTCTCAAGACGGTCGAGCTTGTCCTTGATTGTCGCCTGCGTGTCGAGCGCGGACGGTCCGAAGATATTCAGATAATTCTCGACCTCGCTTTCGGGAGCGGCTGCGCCGGTCATCGCGCGCAGCGCCGCTTCAATCGCTAGTCTTACATTACGTTCAACGCGTCCTGCGCTCCCGCTGTTGATAAGCTGGCTCGCGCGATCTCCCAAGTCCTGTCCCTCGTAGAAGTTGCGGACATCAGCGAAGCTCTCTTTGGCGGTTTGCAGCGCCGCGACGCGTCCGGCCATATCGCCTGGAAGCTTCGTTGCCGGGCCGCCGGGGATTGCTTCGAGGCTCTGTCCGTCCGGTGTGTAGCGATAGCCAGCAGGAGGCTTTTCAGATGTCATCGGCATACCGGGCGGCGTCATATCCTCAGTGCTGCCATCCGGATTGATCCGAACCAGTCTGTTGTCGAGCTTCTCGAACTTGGGCAGCGGCGCGGGTGCGATCCGTTCCCGGAATTCCGGTGTGCCCGGCTCAATGCCCGCCGCTTCCAGCTCCTGCATGTTCGCAGTCGGCGGCTGATATAGCTGCTGGATCGGCACCGCCTGTTCCACGATATTCTGCAACATCAGATCGTTTGGCGGCTGTGCTGCATATTGCTCGTACATTTGCGGGGTAATGTCACCGGACTGAACGGCGTCATCAAGTGCTCCCATCCACGCCTGCTGCTTGGCGTCGCCCTGTACGCCCATGACGGATTGCGCCCGCCGCGCATTGCGGATCAATTTCTGATCGAATTGCCCGCGCTCGGCTTCCGCCATTCCATTGCGAACCGCCAGAACCTTCTGTTGCAGGTCAGGATAGGCTGAGAGCCGCGACAACGCGTTCTCATCGCCTCCTTGCTGTGCCTTGGTATATTCTGCCAGCGCGTTTCTCTGCGCCTGCTTTTCGGCCTGTGCCTTTTCGAATTCGCTTTGCTGCAAACCGAACTGCTGCTGCTGCAAGCCAAAACGCTGACGATCCAGTTCCATGCCCTGCTGCGCCTGCGCTTCGGCGGCCTTCTGGCGCTGCATCTGCGCGGCGAGCGCGAGCGCGTTGCCCACGTCGATCTGCGGCGGCTGAGCGCCTAGGGCAATTGAGTAATTCGCCATAGATGGTTCCTAAGCGTAGGTTGCGCCCCAAGCCTGCGGGCTGTAGAGATTGGCTTGTGCTGGGTTATTGGCGTACGCGCTCGGATTGGTCTGGCCGCCGCCGAAAACGCTGGACATCATCAGGTTGTTGCCGAAACTCGAAAGCCCCTGATTGATCGCGTTGGCGGAGCCGATGATGCCTGAGGCTTTTGCCTGCCCCTGATTGCCGATCTGCTCGGCCTGGCCGGCCGCCGCGTTCGATCCGAGTTGCGAAAGCTGCAAGAGCCGGTTGAAGTAGTTCCCGAAATTCTGCGTCGCCAGCCCTTGACCGAACGAGACCAGATCGCGCATGTTGTTACCGGAATTGAGCTGGCCCTTCGCCGCGTTCGAGAATTCCAGCGCCTTCAAGCCTTCGCCGCGGGCAAATTCATAATCCGGCGACTGGAAAAAGTTGCTGAAATCCGCCTGTCCCGTCTGCTGGCCGTCCGCGCCGATGCCGAACAACTGTCCGAGCGTCGTTACCGCACCTTGTCCGGCATTGTAAAAAGGCGCAAACTTCGCTTCCGCGCGCTGCGCCGCTGCCGCCTGTGTCTTGGCGGCTTTCTTCGATGCCTGCGAGGACAGAAAAGATCCGCCCAGACCAAGCGCGGCAGAACCGAGCAAAGCTGCTGTCGTTCCGATCATTCAGGGAATTCCTTCACGTAGTGGGTCTCCAGAAGGGAGTAGCCAAGCGTTTCGTACACACGCGAAACCCGTTCATCCGGGGAGATCATGATGCTGTGAGATGCGCCGCGCGCCGTTGCCCACTTCTCCGCCATGCGGAGAAGAGCAAGACCATTGCCGCGGTGATCCGGTTCAACCCACCAGAACAGTTCGCTGAAGAAGGTCTGATGTGATAATGGATGGCTGAAGATCAGCGCGCCGATCATCCCGGTTGGTTTGTCTTCCCCCTGCACGAGCAGGAGGGCGTCTCCACTCTCGATCAACCGGAGCATGGTATCGAAGAGCGCGTCCGGGTTTTCATCCAGATGTCCGGCGTAATCGCCACTTCGGACAAAGTGCAAACCCATGACGACAAGGTGCGGAATGTCGGCGCGGACGGCTTCGCGGATCGTCACTTAAGAACGAAACCGCCAGCCGCACTGTCATACGGGTCGCCGAACACGAACAGATACAGCGATCCCGAGACGATATCTCCGGTGGTAGCTTGCGCCGCGCCGTCCGTTTTAAAGACTTTCAGCGTGTCTAAAACGCCCGTTTTCGGAACCACAGTGGCCGTCACATCGCCATCCGACGTTGCGTCGGCTATCGCGACGAAGATCTCGTAATCCCGATAGCCTTCGATCATCGGTGATGCATCATTCGGCGTCAGCGTGATCTTGTTCGATGCCGTCGAGGCCGAGCACGGGATGACCCGGTTGCCACCATTGACATAGTTGCGGAAACGCTCGTAGGCTTGCAGGAACTGCATCGTCGGCAGTCCAGTTTTCGGATCTACGATGGGAACGTTGCCGTCAAGCTCCGGGATCGGAGTTGGACGGTATTCGGTGGGAATAGCCATTTTATATCCCCACGCTCAATTCAGGTGCGCGCGCGCCGTAGATCGCTCGGCGTACCGGGTCGGAGATTTCGATCATCATGCAGCGGTTGTGAAATTCCCCCAGGCGATCCCACGCTACACGGTAGCCGCCGCCATACTCGCCGATCTTGCCCATTGACGACCAGACTTCCGGGGGATCGAATGTCCGGCCGCCATCATCGGAAATCGACAGCATCGCCTGCGGGTCGGAGCCTTGTCCGGATGTCAGTCCGACGCCGGTTTCCATGTCCAGCTCGAACCACGGCATGAACAGCCGTTTGCCGTTCGGATCGTGAATAGGCGGCGAAACGGCGATTGCGCGGGTATCTTCTCCAAACTCGGTATATGTCGAGTTGCTGAGAGTGCCGAGCTTGCCGGAGAACGCATCGCCGATATAGACGCGGCTATAGGCCGAGATCGTGATATTCGCCCGCCAGCGTCCGAGATCATTGCCGAGCCGGTCGTGGCTCTTGCGCTCATGCCAAAGGTTCGTTGCAACATCAAACGCCCATGTCGATGCGACTTCCGGGAAGGTGTAGCAGATGAACTTGTGACCGTTCCACGTATAGGAAAACACGATCACATCGGATATGGTGGAGTAGTTCTGCCACTCGATTTCGATGGCGTGCGTGGAAATGCGCTGGAGACTGCGGCCGTTGAGACGATAGGCGATTCGGTCATCGCCGAGAATGAACAGGGATTCATCCTCATCGGTAATGGCGAACGATCCGGCAACGCCCCGGTCGATCGTCGCGCCGGGAATGCGCTGGAACGGGAAGTTTGCCGCGCCGACATTGCTCCACAGCTCTATCGAGCGTTCACCCGGCAAGTAAAGCACTTGCTTGTGATTGCGGACGGCGAGCAGATCATCGGACTGGCTTTCCGCCGTCGCGAACGCCGTGCCGTCATAGCTCGTGCCGTCCAGCAGATCGGAACGGAAGAACTGCCCCGTACCGGTTTCGTTGAACATGAAGAAGCCGTCTATGAATGTCACGGTATCGGCCGCATTGAAATCCGTATCGGAGATCAGCCGGAAGCCTGCCAGGGACGACCAGATATAGCCGTTCGTGCCGTTGACGATGACCAGCTCGGAGCCATTATCCGCCATCGAGACCGGCCCGGTTCCGGAGACGACGCCGCCGAGTGTGGTCGTGTCGTCGTCTTCATCGACCTGATACAGCGTGCCGCCGGACACAACATAGAGCGTGCTGTCCATCACATGCGCGCCTCGGATCGGCCCGGAGCCGAGCGTTACGCGGGAATCGATGCCGGGACAGCCAAGAATAGGCATCTGCGCCTTTGCGCCCTGCGGCTGGGCCTCGGCGTACATGTTAACGACGCGCTGCGCTGATAGCGGCAGGCTGGCGTGCCTGTAGCTTTGTAAAGCGAACGGAATCTGCATCAGCCCCAACCCATATCCGGCTGGAAATCCCAGCTGGTTTCTTCGCGATCCCAGCCTTCCATGTCATCAAGCGATGAAGCCGCCATTGTTACAACGCGGTTCCATGTTGCTTCCGGAACCGTGAACTCCGGCCCCATCTCCATCGCGGTCAGCCAAATAAGTGTACGAATCCATTCAGCTGGCAGATCGGGATTGTTACCGGCCGCGTCGAAATCTTCGATCGGGCGATGCCATGTGAAATTCACGTAGCCTTCAAAGACCGCAGGAACCTGCCACAGATAGGCTTGCCCCGTCGTCAATTGCGCGTCATAAAACATCTGCGTGACGGCACCAGTTTGCGTCTTGTTCGGAAGCCTGCGGTAATCGAGATTTGCCATCATCTCGATGACGGGTGTCTCGTATCCGGTATCGGCATCAACCCAGCGCGCATTGACGATCTTGAGCGGGCGCACGATCTTGTTCGTGTAGGCATAAACCTCATTATCGACAGCCGAACTGTCATCGAGAGCGGCGGTCAAGGTGATGACGTCAGACGCAGGAGCGCCGTTGACCGTCGTCCAATGAACCGTGCCGTCGTCAACCACGATGCCGATATTATCTCCATCTGAAATCCCGGTGTCGGAATCGACGGTGATCGTCGAAGCCCCGCTCGCTGCGGCTGTGGCGATCTCGGTCTTGACGAACGAACTCGTTACATGATCGGAGCCTGCGGCTGATGAGACAGCATACTTTACTTGCCCCGGCTGCGGAAACAAGGTCGCTTCGGTCACGGTCCAGACATGGATGCCACGCGCCTGCAGATGCTTGACAACGGCGTTGAGCGCAAAGGCTCCATCCGTGATAAGCTGCGCATTCGGCGTCTGAGTACTGCGGATAACGTTAAGCTTGCGGTAAGCCGCCTTGATAATCTCGTCGCGCGTGGCGTCGAAGTTTGAACTTCCCGAGGTCGCCATCTATGAAATATCCGATCCGGAGACTTGCGTTGTGTTGATCACGGTGTTGCCGTCAGAAGCGGCCCAAGAAAGGCCTGCGGCTATGGTGATGGAAGTGCTGTCGGGGATGGTCTGCACCGTGGTTGCAAACATGGAATTGTTATTAAGGCCGATGAGGACGCGATCGCTGGCGGCAAAGCGCACCGACGAAAGGACTGTCAGCGTCGTTGCGCCAGCAGCATGATCTGCATTCAGCTCCGTCGTCAGCGGGCCTGTAAACTCATCGACAGTAGGCGGCCGCGGATCATCGACGGTCTGCTTGTCGGTCAACCCGCGCACGAGGTCTTGCGGCTGGCGTGGGAACCATGCCTTCGTCCAGACCCTAAGATTGTTCCACTCCTTGCGGGACTGAGAGGCATAGACCGTACGTCCGGTTCTATCGCATTTGACGAGATGGTCCCCAAGCTTCCATTTCTTGCGTATCGGCATTATCTTGAGCCTCGCCAGTAGCCGCGTTTGCCGCCTGAATTCCTGAACAGCAAAGGTTTCCCAGGATGACGGCGTAGAGTTGAAATAACGGCCGAGAGAGACATCAGCGCCGCCGTGATGGTAATCGAAATTGCACGTGAAACGGCCACATCCGGTGTAATGGATGTCGTCACGATCTGCAGGGCAGTTCGGCGAATAGGCTCGCCGATGCTTTTTCCAATAAATCCACCGATCATGCCTGATCGAGCACTACGTCCACTTGAAATTGGATGCTATCTCCAGAAGCTAAGTTTATTACGGAGAAATCCCCATATATTGCAAGTGAATCCCCTGACGGAGGGCTGCCGGTTCCTGCCCCATCGAACACGCCAACTTCGGTAATTGCCCGCGCGCCGGTCGCAGTGATGGTGCCCGTAATTCTGTAGGTATCCGAGGTCGTCGTTGTCGTCTGTTGACTTGTCGTGCCCGCGGTGCGAGCCTCAGCCGCCGCCGTGGCAAGATCAGTTGATGTTGCGGTCTGCCCGGACCCTGTGCCCCAGCCGAGATAACGCGCCCTCGACGCGTAGGCATGCCATGCCGCCGTTGCATTGGCGAGGCCGGTATTTACGACTAGTGACGCCATTTGTATAGCCTCCCAATGCGGTAAGCGAGCCGCCTGAGCGGGTTTTTATTCCAGTAGGAAATCGTGCCAAGGTCTTCGACCGTGCCGTCAGCGCGCGTGATGACGGCACGGATGGCGATCTGGCTCATACCTTGGCGGGAGCGGACTGCTGCCATCAATCGAACTTCTTGACCATTTCCAGCTTGATCGTGTAGCTGGAGCCCAGTTCGAAGCCTTCCGTCGAAAGCAGGATATCGCCGGTGCGGCTTTCATCGGCGCTGTTCTGCAAGCCGCCTTCCCTGCGATAGTCAGTCTCGTTATCGCCGCTCAGTTGAGCAAAGACGACGGGAGTATCTGCCGCCCATGAGAGGGTGACCGCTCCGCCTTGAACATCGTGGGTAAGTTTTGAAATCCTCACGCGGTCGCATGGCGGCGACAATTCGGAAACATCAACCTTGATGACAGCGGCCTCCTGACCGCTGCCATCGGAGATGCCGGTGAACTGCATGACAACATTGCGCGCGTTGTCATACAGTGTTTGCGAGGTGGTGGTGATCGCCATTAAGCGTCAACCTCAGCCCACGTCATGGCGAAATTCCAGACGGAGAGCGTGGCGATATTTCCGGCAACGCAAATGATCGAACCCGGCGCAAGAACCAAGCTGCCGTCGAAGTCCGTTTCTAACTGCCACGGCGTGGTCGTCGCATCGGCGGCAGTGGTAACGAGCTGCGACATGCCGAGCGTGCGCAAGAACAATGGAGCGGCGGTGAACGTAACTGTAGCCGGTGCAAACTTTGCAACAGACGCATCACCGCTGCCGCCAAGAAGGGCGTTTACCGGAGCCGCAAACGTACCCGCCGCGATTGGCGATCCCGTGCCGGCTTGCGATCCTGCTGCGGCATTATAGGCAAGCGCCAGATTTCCAGCGGCACCGGTTGTGCTGACATACCCGGCTTGCAACTTGATCGGAACAATGTTTTTGCCGGAACCGAGCGGGTTCCAGAGCGCAAACGTTTGCGCCGTGTTGCTAAAAATCGGCGGCACGACACCGGCGACCGCCGTCGACCCGAGAAAGACACGACCAAGGTTGACGTCTTCGTAGTATTTCAAGCGAGAAGCAAGAGCCATCTGGCCCTCCTGTAGTTAGGGAAAAATAAGGATGGGGTACCTTCCGAATTACGGAGACTCAGGAGCGGCAGCGAGGCCGATATCCGTATTGTCGGCACCGTTTGTCGATGCATGGCCAAGCACTATCACGCGGCCAGTTTCGACATCAGCTTCCCAAGGCCCGCAGCCGTAAGCCATCGGGTCTTTCAGGAGTATCGCGCCATTAGGCGAAGTGCCTGCCGTGCATGCAAAGACCTCGTTCAAGGCAGTTGTCCCGGACTGGATCGAGTTGATGAAGGTGCAGTTCCGCATCAACGCATATCTGTCGAGACCTGTTGCCGTGACGATAACCATCGCATGCGCGCCGGAGCCGTAAGTCGTAAGCACGCAGTCGTCAAAGACATCCCGGACAGAACCGGCGAACTCCAACTCGGCATTTGAAGTCGTTGAACGATCTACGGTATCGAGTCCAATGACGCAGTTGACGAAACGCCGCTCCCCGCCGCCTGCCAGTTTCAGCGAACGCATTCCGGCGTCATCGGCGGTTGTTGAGACGCCGCCGCCTGCAAAGTGGGTGTTGTAATAGACGTTACGTTCGCCGCTATCCTGCCAACAGATCAATCCTGTCTGGTCGGCGCTGACGCCGTGGAATGCCTGAACATTGGCGAAGTGACAGCCATTTGCCGTAACGTTGACCAGAGGAGTAAGCGCCGTCGTCTGCGTGCCGATACGGGAGCGCTGCGAGAACATGCTTCCCGCGTTGACGCCGACCAGATGGACAAGATCCTTGTTCCATGCCAGACTTGCAGTCTGGTCATCAGTCGTTTCTGCTGCCGAGTTCCCGGATGCAATCATGAAGATCACATCGTTCTTGTCTTCGCGGGCTAGGGACAACGCTTTCGAAAGCGTCTTCACCGCTCGGCGTGGCGTCGTCCCGGCATTGCCGTCTGAAGCGCCATTCTCGCTGCCTGTGCGGTGAGGCGCACAGAACCAGACCTTTGAATTAACGCCGAAGGGAATATTCGGCGGAATCGGAACGCCGTAAGACGAAACACCGTTGGGGAAATTGGTAAGTCCCATTGTAGTCTCCTGTAAGCACATGAGCAGCCGGAGTCAGCCAGAGCGGGTTACTCCACTCATGCGCGGGATTTTGGTGTGGTGAGGGGAAAGGAAAAGGCGGCCCGAAAGCCGCCCTTAATTATGGTTTTCGATGCTTGGGGCTATGCGCCTTCCGTGCCGAACATGCAGCGCCAGTCATCGAAACCATGCGTGAAGATCGTGACAACGCTTGCGCAGGCGTTTTTACTGTCAAAATCCTGGTCTTTGTCGAATTCGGCATCCATCGCGGTATAGTGCACCATGCCGTTCTCGCAGTCGGTCTGGACGAACCATGCATCCGGATCGGTGAGATAACGCCAGACGAGAATGCCTTCAGGGAAGATGTTATCTGCCTTGATGGCGTTCACCGCATTGTTTGCGGTGTCGTTCTGGAGCACGGATTTGACGATGCGGGTTGCTTCGAAACGGTTCGCGTGCTGAATGATCAGGCGGCGAATGTTGTTGTTGAAACGAAGCCCGCGCGAATCCTTGGAGTCGTCGATCTGGATGCACATATCCTCGATCGAAGCCTCGGACAGATCCGCATCGTTCGTCAGCCGGTTGGACTGGTTGCCGGCGTCGGTCGGGTGCGAAGTCGAAAGGAACGTCGTTCCGTCACCAAAGGTGAAGTTGGAATCGAACGCCCTGTTGAAGTCCCGCGCATGCAGGATTTCTTCCGTTTCGCGAACCGAGCGCGCAAGGCGTCCAGCGCGCTTCAGGGACAGCTTTTCATACTGGTTGAAAAGCATTTCCTCAAGCGTTACCTTGTAGCCCAGCGCATAGGTCACGTGGGTGTGACGCTGGGTGTAGCCCTGATGCGAGGTATCGTAGACGATCCCGCCGGATTCGGTCTTGGTGGACAGAATGCCGAACGGAACTTCTTCGACGCTTTCTTCATAGGACTGGGATGATGGGTTGTCCTCGTAGATCTGCGTCCAGACGGACTCCCATTCCTTGTAGTTCATCCCGAACCAATCCCGAATCCCCGGCCAGGCAGCGGCGGGATGCTGGGCGCGCGTAATAACAGACATGTTTCAGCCTCCCTTAGATGCCGTCTGCATCGTTGAACGAATGGCGACCGTGATTGATGCTGACCAGCCATTTGGCCTTGGTAAGCGTTGGATCATTGTCGGCCCGAAGAACAGGTGCGACGATGCGCAGCTGATGCGTGCTCGTCGTGGCAAGCTCCGAAGAGTCGAGCTGCCAGCCGGACCAGCCGGTGATAGCGCTTCCGGTTCCGGCAACAAGCTGGGCGTTGCGCCCGACTGCCCCGACGCCCATCGCACCGCCAGCGCCATCTTCCTGAATCTCAAAGAGAAGATCAGGATCGTCGGCGACGAGCACGTACCCTGCGGTCGAGGCCGCGTGGTAGCGCCCGCTGTCGCGGAGCACCGGCGAACCATCGAAGAACGCAAGCGAGACGATCGGGCCGAGGATGCCTACGGCGGTTCCGGCAGCAGCGCCAATCGCGACTGTCTGAACACCGTTTGCATCCGATGAATCGGTAACCGTGACAACAGGATCACCGATATAAAGCGCAGTACCGTAAGTAGACGGAACGTAGTAGACGTTGGCCGCCCCATTGTACGGCGCGCCACTACGATACCGCACCGGGACAAGCCCGCGCGGAATGTCAGCGTTAGCCATTTTGGAAAACTCCAAATGTTGAGGGAAAGCGGGGCGAACCCGCGAGAACAGTCATGGCCTCGATTGGGGCGGTCGATTGGGCAGTCTTACCGGCGCTTGATGCTGATGCCGGTATCGGGAACATAGCGGCGGTCTTCCTTGGTCTCGGAAACCTTGCCGCGGTTCAGAACCTTGTCGATATCGTCGTTGATGGTGCGCTTCTGCGCCAGATCCTGTTCCCGCAATTCCTGCGGGATTTCCATGAAATAGGCGCGCATGCCGCCGCCATGTTCATGCGTTCCAACCGGCGTTGACACAGGTGCGCCGGTCGGGTCTTTTACGTGCTCGTATCCGGCGCGGCGGGCGCGCTCGATGCGGCCCGGCACGTCATTGAATGAGCGCCGGTAGTAGCCGGGGCGCTGTTCGGTGGGAAGGCGGGTTGCCCGCGTGCCCATCGGAATGCGTTTGAGGCTGTTCGGTCCGAGCGCCTCGCCGAGCGCGTCGGCGCGGACTTCACCCTGATCGAATTCGGCAGCGTTCACGGTCTGGGGCTGATTTTCCAGCGCCTTCTTTACCGCCGCGATCGATGCCCGCAAGGCATTGCGGGAAAGGCCGAACGAGTTGATGCCAAGATCCTTGGCCTCTTCGCGTAATGCCTCGATGTCACCCTCATTTTCGGGGGTGGTATTCAGTATCTGCCGCACGGGCTGCGTTGCCGTCATGTCCGCTGCTCCTTCAGATTGAGGTAATAGGATTTGGCGTACTGTTCGGGCGTGTATTTCTTGCCCTTGGCCTCGTAGAACTTTCTCAGCCGCTCAAAGGTCTGCTTGGCGTCCGCCGGGATGGATTCGAATGTTTCCTTGCTCCCGCCGCGTTTGGGCGGCGATGTCGAGGAAACCGCCGGAGGATCGTTGCGGCGTTCGTTCGCGAACTTGTGCGGGAATTCCGCCTTGACCTGATCCCTCAGTTTTTCAAGGGATTCTGTCAGCGTCATGCCCTTCGCCATGTTGTCCATATGAAACGCTGATGCGGTGACGTTCATTGCCCGATCTTTCCAGATGTCCGGGTTCTTGTCGATCCAGGTCAAGGCTTCTGGGGGAACGGCGTCTTGCGCCGGCTGCGGATCAGGTTTCTTTTCCTGTTTCGGCGGCTTTTCGACGGGCTTGTATTGCTCTATTTCCTTGAGCCGCCGTTTGGCTGCGTCAAAGGTTTCACGGTCAGCTTCATCTACAGACCGCTCCATTACGTTCTCAAGCTCGCGTTTCGCCTGCTCATAGGCCCGCCGGCCGACTTCGATGTTCTGCTCGTGCAAGGACTCGACAAGCTCGCCGAGTTCGGCTACACGATCATTCGTCGATTTGATCGTCCCGGTCGCCTCGGCAAGCTGCTTTTCCAGCTTCTCCGCTGCACCGTTCAGATAACGGTTGCGCTCCCGCAGGATCGGAAGGTCGCTTTCAACCTTCTCATTGTATTCGTCGGCGGACAGGAACTTGCGCGGGCGGCGATCCATGCCGCTGTCGTCCCATTCGGCCTCCGGTATCCATCCCATGCGGCGGGCGCGTGTCTCCGCTGCGGTGGGTTCGTTATTCTCGTGTTCCTGATTGTCAGGACGCACGTCATCGTTCACCGTTTCGGTGTTCAATTCGTCCATGATGTCCTCGATTGATTTAAGGCGGGGTCGATTAGAGCGTCGGGCGATTAATCAGCAACGTAACCGGTGTCCTTGAGATAATTCCAACATTCCTGGGGCTCGAAGAGGTTGCAGATATTACCGACGGCGCGCCAGAGGGCATCATAGGTGCGGGCTTTTGCCTTTCTGAGCAGAGTTTTGAGCTTGGCGAAGGCCATTTCGATTGGATTGAGATCGGGAGAGTATTTCGGCAGGAACAGGAACCAGGCGCCAACTTGGGCCAAGGCCTCGGCGGCACGCGGACTTTTGTGGACATTCAGATTGTCCAGGATCACCACATCGCCGCGCTTGAGGTCCGGCACGAGTTGTGTGCGGATGTAGCTATCGAAAAGAGGACCATCCATAGCCCCCTCGATGATCCAGGGAGCAACAAGCTCATCACACCGCAGGCCTGCAATGAAGGTTTGTGTCTGCCACTTGCCAAAGGGGGCGTCAGCGATGAGCCGCTCTCCCTTCAGGCTGCGCCCACGCAAGGGTGTCATGTTGGTCTTTACGCTCGTCTCATCGAGGAAGACGAGCCGACCCGGCTGGCGGCGCATGAAGGGCTGTCGCCGCTCACGCCATTCACGGCGCGCCGCCTTCACGTCGGCGCGTTCTTTCTCCGACGCCAGCAGCGTTTTTTTTATAAGTGAACCCGTGCCGGCACAAGAACTTGGACAGGTTCGAGGGATCGATCGTCACACCGTGCTCCACCTCCAGCCAGGCGGCAAGATCCGGCATGGTGATGTCCGGCTGCGCCTTCACCTTGGCGATAATGGCCTGACGGCACGGGCCGAGCTTGCCAGACCCTTTGGGACGTCCCTGCTTGGACGGTGCAACCGAACCAGTGGCGATATAGCGGGCCTGCACCCGCACCGCTGTCGAAGCTGAGACTTCAAACTGCGTTGCCACAGACCGTCGCGACTTGCCGGCCGCAATGCCGCGCACCATACGAAGACGTAAATCCGATGAAACCGCTTTGCCCATGATCCACCTCCGAAAATGGTGAATCACTGTTTGCAGAAAAAGGGAATCCCCGATTCAGGCTTTATGCCCGACGCTCTAGGCGGCTTGAGCCGGAGGATTGATTTCCTCGACATCGACGAGCGCGCCGATGCATTTATCTTCCATGATGCGATACATCTCGCCGTCTTTGCCGAATCGCTCCATACCCGAATAGCGGGTGAAGCAGATACGCTGGCCAACTTCCGGCTTTACGCCTTCGAATCTGCGCGTCCTGTCCGTGTTCCAGGTCCATGCGCCAGCGCCAATAGCTGCAATCACGCCGCTTTCTGCGGCAAGACTATGCGTCTCACGCAGCGACTCCGGCATTATGATGCCGCCCAACGTCATTTCGACTGATTTGTCAGGCAGGATCAGGATCTGGTCACCGATCGGGGTAATCCCGGATGTATTCTGGCCAGTCCACGCACTTTCAACATACTGCCCGATACGGGTTTTACTCAGTAATTTGTCCTGCATTGTCGATGTCTTCCTCGTCTATTCCATAGAGGTTTTTGATGTCACTGTACTCCAACGCCGTGATCTCACGCAGGGTCAGCATGCGGCCGCATGCTTCCGCCTCAAGTTCCGGTTCCGTCTTGCCTTCGAGCCATCTGTTCATGTGGCCATCGGCAAGCGTCTGGGCATAGTCATTCAGATATTGCATGAATGCCTTGGTCGCCGGATGCCGACGCCATAAACCGAAATTGTCTTCGGTCAGGTCTTTCGGGTTAAGGTCGTCTGTCATTTGAACCTTACTATCTGCTGGTCGTCTGGAACGTCCTGCGTTTTCAACAGAGCTTTGGATGCCCGGCGGTCAAACTCTTCTGGCGTCATCGGTTTTTCCGAGATCGGGAGCTTGGGTGCAGAGTCGCCGTACTGCTGCCCTTTCAATGTTGCCTTGCTCTGAATTTTTAGCAACTCGGGGTCAAAGACGACGTAATTTGTCGTTGGCTGAGTAGGCGACAATCCAGACCTTGCAGGCATTGCGTTCTGCCTGTACGAAACACCGGCAATCCCCGCTGCCCTTAGTTTTTGAGCGCCTTCCGGAGTTCTAGCCATGCCGCCAAAAAGCCCCCCCATCTGGTCGGTCAGTCCAGCGTCAGCCAACGCTTTTTGCACATATTGGCTTTGAGCGCCAAGGGGTTCGTTGAATCTCACAAAGTGCTCTGGTTCTGCGCCTATCTCAACCTGATATATCTTGCCCCGGCCTTGCGCAGCCGGTCCTGTCGCATATCTCTCGGAAACACTTCGGTTTTCTGATAGGTGATGACCATAAGCAGGATCGACATCGCCAGTGTGCTGGCCAACGCGATCTTCAAACTTCTTGAAGTCATTCGGCGAACCATGCCATGCGGGTATGGCATACGCCGTATCATTCGGCGCATAGCCTTGCGGATACACAGAGTCCAGCAGCCGGTTAAACCCTTCCGGCAAATTCCGGTCCATCCATGCAGCACCGCGTTTCGTGCCCCTGGCGATGATGCCAGCGCCGGGGATTGCGCCGAGGAGGCCGGTTCCCATGTTGAGGTAGTCAGAGGCGGCTTCCCCGAAATTACCCTCTGTGAGCGCCGCGCCAGCCCGTCCAGAGGCATCCCACGCATCGCGGGCTGACATCGCTTCGCCGGAGCCGGGAGCCAGCCCCAAGCCAAGCTCGGCGGCTGGAAGCAGATTCCGCCATGTCGCTTCGGGTGATATGCCCTGTCCGTAGGCAAACGCGTCTTCCGGCGATACGAACGGGTCATTGTCTACCGGCATCAGCGCCATCGGTCGCGGCGCGAATGGATCATGATCGACGGGTTCGAAACGAGGCATCAGGCAGCCATGTCTTCAATCACGCGCAGGAACCGTCCCGGCCGCGTCTCATCGGGCACGTAGAAATTACCATCCGGCGCAAGCCGGGCGTTCGGCATTGGCGGCTGTCTGCTTCCTTGGGTCTTTGGCTTTGCCGGTGCCGTTCGCCCGTTCAGGCCCTCCATGCGCAACTTCAGGAAACTGAGCTGCTCGCGCGCCCAGCCGATATCCTGATCTGCACTTGCCTTGTCCGCTTGTGCAAGATAGTGCACGGCGCGGGCGTAAGTCTCGATTTCCTTGGCCCGCGACAACGCAGCCTCGCGCCGTTCCTCTACCTGGAACTGCTGAGCTTCGCGCATTTCCTTGGCTTCAGCGACCTGAAGCTTTTTCTGTTCCAACTCCATCTGCGCCTGCATCGCAACCATTGCCGGGTCCGGCCCCTTCTGCTTCACGAACAGATCGTCGATATCCTCGATATCAGCCGCCTCAAGTGTCCGGCGCTTGATCTTGATCTGGTCGATGTCCGGGTCTCCGGTGTAGCTGCGCAACAGTTCGGCGCGCGCCAGCTTCTGCTGGTTGGAGACCATCGACGGGTCGGAGATCGGCTGGACGCCGGAGCCGTGTTCGTAATCCTCACGGGTGATCTGCGTCCAGATCCCGCCATTCTCGAACCCGGCATTGTCTTCCAGATAGACACGGTTGAGGCGGTAAAGCTTGTCGAGTTCCTTCTTCAGCGCGCGGTGAACGCGCTTGTAAATCCCGACGAACACCTGCAAGCCCTGATCGATCATGCCCATCAGCGTCGTCGGGGACATGTTGGCCGATACGGTCTCGCCGGTCAGCACATCCTTGATCGACGCCACATCTTTCGCCGCATCGATGACAAGGCCGAGCAGCATGAACAATACCTGGCTCGGCTCCTTGAATTCGAACGGCACGATCGCTTCGCGAATGCGCGAGCCGGGCGAATTGACCGGCGTGAACTGGCCCATCTTGAACTTGACCGCGCCGGAATGCATCGACAGTCCGCGCCCGATAAAGCCGGACGGCGTGTTCGCCAGCGTGCCGGCATCGATCAACTGGTTGATGATCGTATTGACGGAATGATTGAGCGGTGACAGCAGCTTGCCGAGGCCGATGCCGTAAATCCCGCCTTCAGGGTTCGGCATGAAATCGTATTTGGTATAATACTCGACGGCTTCGATGCGTGCGATCTTGTCGCCGCGGATCTTCACGCCGTCCGGATCATAGCGGGCGACGATCCGCACCACCTTGGATGTTGCGCGGTGAACCGTGACGATATAGGGTTCCGCATAGCCGTCATCATCGAGATCAAGCCTGCGGTGCTGCTCGATGAATTCATGCGGGGCGTCGTCGTCCTCTGATGAAATCCGGCTCTCTTCATCATCGCCGGATTCGACGGCATGGCGATATTCATTTTCCAGCCAGATGCCGGAGCGCTCGTTCTCTTCGATCTCATGGGGATAAAACCAGACGCGTTCGGAGATCCGCGCGGCGCGGGTCATCGACTTGGCCCAGTAATTGATGACAACGTTTTCCGCCATCGCCAGATCGGAAATGTTCTGGCCCGTACCAGGATCAAAATAGGTCTTGCGGAAGCAGCACCCGGCGATCGGCAGGATATGCAGGAGCTTGTCGGTGTCCTCTTCCCAGTCGTCCATCTCGTCAAGGAGCTGGTGCGACATGTGGGACGCGATCTTGTCGGCGCGCTGGCGTTTTGCACCGGGCGGGGTCTGCCATACGGGCTGAGGCAGTTGCTGGGGTTGCTCAGCTTCTCCCGGCTGGCCCTGTGGCATCGGCGGCTGGCCTTGCCCCATCTGACCCTGCATCGCCCCTTGGGACTGACCCTGGGGCATCTGGACAACCGGTGTGCCGTCAGGACCGATCTGCGGCGTGCCTTCATCAGAGCCGATGACGACACCCTTGACGACGTTGCGCCCGGCAACGATAGCAGGATAAGCTCTGGCGGCAAACTGCACCGCGGCAACCGTCATCAGCGGAAAGATCACGTTACTCGCGCGCGGCCACGGATGGGTCTTTTCTTCCGCCACCTGCATCGCGAGCTTGAAGGCTTCGCGGTTTTCCTCCATCCACTCGGAACGGCTCTGGTCATCGATGTCGAACTCGCGGATAACCTGACGGCCGATCTTCTGCAGCTCGGTATCGTCGAATTCTTCCGCGATGTTCTTCGACTTTATCCAGTTGACGAGCTGTTCGAAGGGGCGTTCTTCCTGTTCGGCCGGAATGTCCTCGCCCCCTTCAAGCGCGAGTATCTCGTCGAATAGCTGGCCGTTCGCCGGCGGCGCGGGTTGACCTGCCGCGCCGGTCATGGCAGCGTCAAGAAATGCCATCAGTAGCCGCGCCTGCCTGACTTCTTGCCCATCGGAGGCTTGGCCTTCTTCGGCTTCTTCTTGCCGGATTTGGCTTCCATCTTGCCGCCGTCCTTATACATTCCTTCGTGCATGCCCATCGCAATCTGCTTGCGGAGATTTATCGCGGTTTCAGTCATCTTTTCCATGTCGGGGAAATCCTTCTATGCGCCTTCGGACCACATGCCGAATTCGTGGCGGTCTTTATGATGCGCGGCCCAGCAGTCATCATTCATGATTTCACTTGGAACCAAGACGACCGCACAGCCAAGTTCGCGAGCGACACGCATCGCGTATACAGCATTGATGCGTGAGCAGTAGACAACCAGATCGGCTGTATCGATGCCCATTTCGCATGCAACGTCCTCAATGGCGGCTGTCGATATGTCGGCTTGAACGCGAACTTTCTGCAATGCGCTGGGTCTGACAAACTCGTTCATTCGCCGCCTCCGTTCAATTTCATCTTATGCGCACCGCACCAGTGCTCAGGCTCAACCAGCGGAAAAGCGGCGAAAGGCATCGGCCCGGCCTTCGTCGGCAGGATCGAGACGCCCGGCGGGTTCTTGTGGCAGCTATAGACGGACTGAACACCTTGCTCGCGTTCGGCGTATTTGCAGGTTTCGCAACGAGAGGCGCGGATGATCTTCGTCGCCTGCTTGTTGATCGGCAGTGCTAAGTTCATTGATGCGTCCTTTGATTTTAGGCACAGCAGGAAACGCCCTTCGCCCGGATTTGGGTGATGGGAGTGGGGGGCTTGTTGATTTAACGTGGATCAGGTCAGGCGGTGGAGCGTTTGTGTTTCCGGGTCGTAGCCAAGACCGAACTTTTCAGCCAAGGCTGACGCCTCAATCGCCACTTCCAGTGACATCCTGAGACGGCTCGGGATCAAGCGAGGTTTGCACTAAAAATTCGATAGAATCAGCAATGGTGGCTTCGCTCAGGGTGACATCAGCGAAGCTCTTGCCGTATTTCGGAGGAACATACCCATCCGCATTGACCCGCAGATACAGTTCGCAATAAAATGCCCGAAACGCCTTTTCAGACAGAAGCGCGATCTCGTCTCGCGTCACAGCAGGCGACGGGCGCTGAATGGCTTCCCATATCTGATCGGCAAGATGCTGCCAATATTTAGAACGTTCGGATTCGTTCATGACTATTCCTAGTCTTGTGCGCTCATGGCGCGGCGCTCAGAAACAAGCTTGGCGATCTCGGGAACGAGCAGGATCAGATCACTGATTTCAATCGGCATCCGGCGGCCTTGATCATCGGTGGCTTTGGCCAACGCAACCATGAGAGCTTCGATTTCCCTCGATTGGTCGCCCATTTCAAGAATGGCTTTTGTGGCTTCGTTCATCACTTACCCCTATGCGCTTTCAGCCTGCAGCCGCCCTGCGGAAGCTTCGAGATGTACTCGGCATTGACGATCTCGCGGTATTCATCAAGGCTGCGAAGATAATGTTCAAGCTCGACGAAATTGAGCGTTGCTAAATCTGATCGGGACAGCATGCCCGTTAGAGGCAGATCGTCGTCACCTTGCACTCTGCGCTCTGCCATCACTCACCCCGCTCGGCTGCGCGCTTCTTGCGCGACTTGGCTATCGAAAGATGCTCGTTGCTAATCGTTACAACGTCATCCGGATCGAACGGCGTCCCATCGGGCCTGACGATATCACCGTCACCCGTGATGATGTATCCAACGTCCGGATATTCAATTATTGAATAATCATCGGAGACGAAGCAGTCCGGATTTTCCAGCACCCAAGGCCAGAGTGATCTGATGTGGACTGCCTTGGTGGTGACGCTCATGACTTTTCCCGATACCTTTTTACTCGATCTCGCGTTTGCCGTTTCCGCCGGACGCATTCAGCGCAATCGCTGGCGTTGCGCATCTGCCGGAGAAGATCATCGACCGCATCGCAAACTCGCATCGTGACTTCATTGCGCGGCTGGTTGCGCCTGAGAAACGCTAAATCCTTCTGTAACGCTACATCGTCCGGTTTGCTCATTGTTGTAACGCTACAGCGATTTGCGTAACGTTACAAGCGAATTCAATACCCCGTCACCGGATTACGCGACTGATCTCCCCAGTCTGCCATTGCATCGTCAGCAACGCGCTCATCAACGTGGGAGACGCTCAATCCCGAGATCAGCAGCAAACCCGTCGCATGCATCAGGCCGTTGCGTTCCTCGACAATATCACCCTTGGCGTCACGGCGATAGGCGCGGTACTGTGTGAGCCAGTTCGTGAGATTCGAGGCGACTTTAAGCTGTTGCGTCGCAATTCTTCCGTTGATCTCCGAAGCTGCGCTTTCAACATCAGCCTCGCTCGTGTAGATATCAAGGCTCTGGTCAAGCAGGCTTTCAACTATCCGTTCGCCCTGCTCTTCGGTCCGCCGCCGAGCCGTCATGTCGAATATACCCGGAATATTGCGGCCGCGCTTGCGAATTCCGGCCGCCCATGTCTCTAATCTCGCCTTGTCCTCAACATATTCCTTGTATAGATATACCGTGTCGCTGTGGACATCGTGAGCGCCCCAGACTATCGAGGCCGTGCCGCCGTCAATGTCCAAAGCATAGACCTGCGGCCATTCGGTGAGCACCTGGACTTTTGCTGGATCAAACAGGAAATCCTGCTCCGGCTGGTCGCCTACGAGGGACATGCGGATACCCTCCGTGCTATACCTGCACGCATCAATGGTGTGGTTCTTTTTGTCCTCAAGAACCGGCAGAACATCGCCTGTAAGCCTATCGACCTTGTACGAGTAATAGGTAAGCTCGTCGATGACATGCTTGCATCGCGGGTGCACTGTGATGTCATAGCTTTTCAGAAACTCAACGCCATCTTCGACCGATCCTGGCCCCTTGGTTGCCGCCACGATATGCGGATACCCATGACGCTGCATGTACGATATCGTTTCAGGGCGCGCGGAGTCTGCCTTGATCGGCCATTTGCGTGCATGACCGTCATCGATCTGGTCGAACAGTTCCGGTGTCTCGTCAATTTCGCAGCCTACCTTGTAGGCCTCGGCGTCAATGTAGAGATGTTTCGGACCAATGAGCCATGAGCGGACAAGAACGGCTGGGTCTGTTGCAAAGCCCCAGTCAGCACCGTAATATGGCCTCGCATCCGCTGGTATCTCCTCTTCGCCGATCTTCCAGTTCTTGAAGACGCGGGATTCTGAGTGAACCACATAACCGCCGCCCCAGACATGGGCGTATTTGTCAGGGTCGCGATCGCGGTCCCATTCAAGCTCCGCCTGCAGCACGTCGGGGAACCACGGATTATCGTCCCAGTTCACCTGCCTGACTATAGCATTCGGCGGAGGCGTGCCGCTTCTGAACATGGCGTCCACGGGGTCTTTCTTGTCCCGAGGATTGAACGAAAAAATGATCTGCGAATCCGGCTTGCGGATCGTCGGGATCAGGATGTTCAGCGATGTCTGGCTAACGCTGTGGGCCTCTTCGACCCACGCAATATCGATGCCTTCAAGCGATCGGATCGTGTTTGGATCGGTCCTGAGACCAGCGAACACGAAGAGCGAGCCATTGGCTCCGCGGATCTCAGTCTCGATGCTATCGTAGAAGTCCGTCAGGCCGCAGGCTACGATTTTGTCGTCCAGAAGACGCTTTACGGAATCCCGAATTGATCGTTGTGTCTCACGGCAGCACAGTACTCTTAAGCGTTGCTGTGCTGCCCTGATTAATAGGGCAGTGGCAATGCTGTGCGACTTCGCCCCGCCTCTGCCACCGTGGAAAACAATATATCTGGCAGGCTCGAATAAGCAGCGGAACGGATCAGGCAGTTGCGCGCGCACGTTCATGCGGCTCAATTCCAAACGCCTGCTTTACAGACCACCCAACCTTGAGGCGATACCAAACCTTAGATCGATCGATCTTGTGTACCCTCGCCCACTCATTCAGAACCTTCGTTTCACCATCAATCGTTATGTGGCGGCATGCGCGCGTGTTCTGCGCTTGCTCTTTCGTCGTGGCCCATCGGCAGTTGTCGGGTTCGTAATTACCGTTTGTGTCACGACGATCTATCGAATGCTTTTGTGAGGGGCGTGCCCCCATATCGGCATAGAAATTGGCGAAGCTTTCCCAGCGATCACAAACTGAAATCCCTCGGCCACCGTATAAATGATAGTCGCTGTCAGTTGGTGTATTGCACCTCGCCCGAACGTTTTTCCACACGCGGTACTCGATTGGATGCTTCCGAGAGAGGCCATGCGTTCTGCTTCTTGCGATTGTCACATCAGAGAGCAAACAGCCGCACGATCTGGAGTGACCACTCTTTAAGCTGTGGCCATCTGTCTCGATCTCTTTCCCGCATTCGCAAAGGCAGCGCCATGTTACCCTCGTCCCGCCCTTGACCTTACGGCTCCCCGATTTTTCAATGACGGTAAGGCGACCGTACTTGTTGCCGCTGATATCGATTAAGGCGCTCACTTGCTGTCTTTCTTTGTGCTCACAAACTCGACTTCGATCTTGTGACGGATCGGTCCAGTGCCGCCCTCTCCGGTATGTTCTACAGATTGCGGCGACTTGCCATGCCCACGGTCGATCAATTCCTTGGCCGCTGCAAGTCGGACTTGCTCGCTCTCGCCATTCAGCATAAGATCGTAGATAGTCTCAACGGCCTTGCCTGTGTATTTCTGCGCGGCTGTCCTGATTTCGAACGTCGCCTTGTTCGGGATACCTTTCTTGCGGCCGGCACCCTCGCGCTTACCTCCTACTTTTGCCATTGTGAAAAATTCTGATTGTTTTCCAAATCTCTTTAGCGTTTCATCTGTTATCTAACGGGCGGAGCGAGAAGCTTGACGCAGTTCACTCTGAGCCTTGACATAAGCGGATTGCACAAGCTTTGATCTCGGATCGGTGCTGGCGCGAAGTTCACGGAGGCGTTTCGCCTGCATGTCGCGCATCTGCTGCGTGATCGGGTCTCGCTCGCCTGTTGGCTCTACGGATTCGTAGCTCATTCCTCATTATCCTTGAGAGAAGCGCGGCGAAGCTCGCACAACAATTTCTGCTGCACTGCGATCAGTTTGAAATGGACGTCGATCAGTTTCTTTTGCGTCATGACAAGATCGGCTTTAGTTGCGATAAGTTCGAGCATTGAACGTTGGAGCCAGTAGGCTAGAAACTCACTCATCGGTTAAGCTCCTTGAGCTTGGCTCGCCAGCGTCGGTAGGTGATCTCGATAACGAGCCAAAACGCAGCCATGAAAATGAAGATCGCCCAGCCAAGGTATCCTGCTAGAGTCTCGCTCAT